GATGGAGCATCTTGCGGCAACAGGCGAGATTAACGCCATTACAGAATCTGAAAAGATGGCTTTCCAGATTATTTTAGAGAAACTTTCCCCATCTCAATTAGAAGAATTGGGCCTCAAAAGAATTTAGTTGACACCCCCTAAAACTCCTGTTATACTAATCCTACAATAGCAATTATCGGAGGATAAATGAGATTTGCTCATATTGCGGATACGCATATCCGCAACCTAAAGTATCACTTTGAATATAGAGAAGTATTCAAACAACTATATAAATCACTAAAAGAAGAAAAAGTAGACTACATTATTCACTGCGGAGACATCGCACACACCAAAACACAAATATCACCAGAGTTTGTGGATATGTGTCGTGAGTTTTTTGAAAACTTGGCAGCTATAGCTCCAACCTATATTATACTAGGCAATCATGACGGCAATTTAAGAAACGATAGCCGCCAAGATGCAATCAGCCCTATCGTGAAGGCTATTAACAATCCTAACCTTATTCTTCTAAGAAACGCCGGAGAGACAAAGCTAAATGAAAGTTTTTGTTTGAACGTCCTATCTGTTTTCGATGAAGAAAATTGGACAAAACCTACGAACGAAGACATAGTTAATATAGCACTTTACCATGGTGCCATTGACAAATCAAAGACAGACCAGAATTGGACCTTGGGAGGTGACCATGATATTAGCATCTTTGATAGTTTTGACTTCGCTTTCCTTGGCGATATCCACAAAACCCAACAATTAGACTCAGAAGGTCGCATTTGGTATGCTGGATCAACAGTTCAACAAAACTTTGGTGAATCTTTAGACAAAGGCTATTTGCTGTGGGATATCGAAAGTAAAGAGAAATTCACTAATAGGCTTGTTACTTTTGTTAACCCAAAGCCTTTTATCACCTTAGAGCTAACAAAATCAGGAAACCTACCCAGAAAGAAGCCACCCAAGGGAGCAAGACTCAGGATCGTATCGGCTGAAAACGTAACTTTAGATAAGGTTAGAAAAGCCGTTGATATAGTGAAATACAGATATAGTCCCGAATCGGTGACTTATCTTAATCGCGCAGCTGGTAAACAGATAGCAGTTCAAGCGCCGGAAGGCATGAGAAATGAAGACTTGAGAGATCTTAAAACTCAAGAGTCTTTGATCTCAGAGTACCTTAAAGAGTTTGAAGTGACAGATGATGTTATGAAAAAGGTCTACGATCTAAATAAGAAATATAACACACAAATCACAGAAGATGAAGACGTCATGAGAAATGTTCACTGGTCTTTACAGTCTTTAGAGTGGGATAATCTGTTTAACTACGGAGATGGTAACAGCATTGATTTTACAAAGCTTGAGGGAATTGTCGGAATATTTGGGAAAAACTATTCCGGAAAATCTTCAATAGTTGATACTTTATTATATTCGCTCTATAACTCAACTTCGAAATCAATTAGAAAAAACTTAAATATCATCAACCAGAACAGGCCTTCGTGTTTAGCTCGAGCTAATATAAAGATTGACGATATGGAATATGTTGTTGAGCGTACATCTGAAAAGTATACAAAGAGGCTCAAGGGTGTAGAGACAACCGAAGCTAGCACAGATCTAGAGTTTTTTAAGCAGGATATGTCAGGGAACGTGACTGGTCTTAATGGTACATCTAGGCAAGATACCGACAAGAATGTGAGAAAGTATTTTGGCACTTTGCAGGACTTTCTATCAACCTCTATGGCTAGTCAGCTTGATTCGTTGTCATTTATTAATGAGGGTTCTACAAAGAGAAAAGAGTTTTTGGCCAAGTTTTTAGACCTAGATCTTTTTGATAGAAAATTCAGGTTAGCAAAAGAGGACTCCGCTTTGACAAAAGCATCTCTTCGTCGACTGGAGGGCATTGATTTTGAGGCCGAGATACAATCAATAAAAAAAGAAATTACTAAAAGCGAGCTAGCAATTGAGAGTTGTAAAGCGGAATGCCAAACAATAAAAGGCCAGAAACAAGATTCTGAAAAGGCCCTCGAGACTATTGATGCAAAGATAAGGTCGGTACCGGCAGAGATTATTGACCCAATAATAACATCTCAAAAGATTGCCCAAAAGCAAGAATCCATCTTAGAGCAGACATCAAGAAAAACAGAAGCAATGCAGGAACTGGCACTAAGTGAAGAAAAGTTTCAGAAGATTGCAGCCTTTTTGGAACAGTTTGATATAGCTTCATATGAAGAGAGAAAAACGCTGATAGACGAAAGCAGAGAGAAAATATCAAACCTAGTTAGAAATTTGAAGCTTGAATCAGAAGCTAGAAGCCAATATATTAATAAGCAAAGGCTCTTATCTGAGGTTCCTTGTGGGGTTCAATTTCCAACTTGCAAGTTTATTAAAGACGCCCACGCAGCAGAAGAGCTGATTCAAATAGCTGATTCCAAGATCTCTAGTTGCTCTAGTGAGTTAAATAGCCTTGGTACTAAAATGGCAGATTTAAGTCCAGAAAAAGTAGAACAACATCTAGAAAAGTATAACCTTCTTTTAGACAAAAGAAACACACTGGCAACAAGCATAGCTACAAGTCGCCTAATAATAGAAAAAGCAGATGCTCTCCTGTTCAAGGAACAAGTGGAGTTGGAACAGCTTCAAAATAAAAGCCAGGAATATGAAGAAAACAAAGATGCGATAGAAAATCTGAAGGGTCTCCTGAAGAATAAGAAAGACGCAGAAAAAACCATTGCACATTATGTTAGCAGAATTGAGGCTTGCGATAACGAGGTTTTAAGCTTGCACAAAAAGCACGGATCTTTAGAACAGAAACTCAAACATGTAGAAGAGCAGCTTCTCGAATATGAGAGTTTAAAGAACGATTTTGCAGCCTATCACCTGTTGATGACTTGTTGTCACCCCAATGGTGTTTCTTATGAGGTTATCAAGAGAAGGTTGCCTCATATTAACCAAGAGATTGCAAAAATATTGACAAACATTGTTGACTTTGAAGTCTTCATAACAAACAATGAAGATAAGCTTGACATATTTATAAAGCATCCTCGTCATGAGCCCCGGCCATTGGAGATGGGATCTGGAGCAGAAAAGACCATCGCCTCTATGGCAATCAGGTTAGCATTCTTAACAGTTTCTAGTTTGCCCAAGTCTGATCTATTTATATTAGATGAGCCTGGAACTGCTCTTGATGAAGAAAATATGGAAGGGTTCGTCAGAATATTAGATATGATAAAAGGATATTTTAAGACAGTTATTCTTATTTCACATCTAGATAGTCTAAAGGATTGTGTTGATATGCAAATCAATATCGAAAGAAAGAAAGGATTTGCACACGTAAACATCTAGGAGGATGCAATGATGACAGAACAAATCAAGGCTTTTGCTGACAAGTATACAGAAAAGTTTATATCGAGGAAGTTTTTGGCATGGCTAACAGCTTCAGCCTTATGTGCTTATGGTACAGTGACAAGTGATAACTGGACAGCCATCACATTAGCTTATATTGGAACTCAGGCTCTAGTTGATATGGCAGTCAAGTGGAAGCATGGCTCATCGGAATAGCAAAATGGCCTGGCTAAAAATAACACAAATATTTGAAAAAACTTGGATTTGGTTAAAAGAAAATTGGAAAATACCAGCCATAATAGTGTATACTATTGTAGTCGGTATTTTATTTCGTAGAAATAGTGATGCTCTAAAAGAGGCACTGGATGCTAAGAAAAAATCTTATGAGGAGCAGGTAGCTGTTTTGCGTAAAACTCATAATGAGGAAATACTCAAAAGAGATGGACTCATAGAAGAGTACGAAAAGATAGTGGAAAAGCTCAATAAAGACTTCGAAGAGAAAAATAGAATCCTCAAAGAAGAAGAAAAACAAGAAATAAAAGATATTCTAGTCAAATCTAGAAAAAAACCAGAAGAAGTGAAAAAGAAAATAGAAGATCTTTTTGGATTTAAGTATGTTGAATAGAGTTTTTATCGATACCAGAAGTGAATCTGAAGTGATGCACACACAGGCAGATGGATTGAAGGCATACCCATATACAAAGGCTATAGCAAATTTGGACGCTTTTTGTGAATACTGTAGTGACTTCAGGGAAAGTGAGATCGTGTTCGTGTGCCGGTCAGGCCGCCGATCTAAGATGTTAAAAAAGTTACTTGCAGAGTGTGACTTTAACACTGAAAAGGTCACAGTTATGAGGCTTTCCACCTATCAAGCTTTGATTCGAGACAGAGAGATACAATGAGGGTAATAGCCTTACTGACCATGTTCTTAGCTTTCCCGTCTTTTGCCTCCCCGGCCCCAGAGGGGGGTAGATTTACTAGGTTGCAAGAGGGTTCCCCTGCTAAGTTTGATTCCTGGTGTTACGATGATTTTGCGAATGCTCAGATAATCTCTAAACTTAAGTTTGCAGACGAGAAATGTGCACTTAAGTTGGATCATGAACTTGAAAAAGAGAGAGCACGCTCTAACTTAACCATTAGCAATCTAAAGTTAAGAATAGATACACTTACAAGCCAAAACGAGCAGATTATAAAGATTAAAGACAAGGAAATAAATAGATTAACAGAGATAGTATCAAAGACTCCAAATGATTATTCACTTTGGTGGGCCTCCGGTGGGTTTATTTCTGGAATCGCCGTTAGTATATTGATATTTTCAGTGGCAAAATGAAGAAAGAGATAGATTACAATCAAGTTGCGAAATTTGAAAAAGCAATAAAAGAAAAGTATGGTCAAGAAGCCATACAAAACCCTAAGTCATCTTGGAATGAAGAAAAAGAAAAAGCTTATCTTGAAGAACTTAAGGAATTTTATAACAAAAAAAGAAAAAAGAAATCCCTAGAAGAAAAAGAGGGATTCAATGTGATTACCCGAAAAGGTAAAACTAATGAGGAAAGGACTTGTCCCGTTTGTTCTGTCTATTCTACGAAAGGCATGGATGATTTATATATGATTAAGTTTCAGTGCTGTTTCAATTGTTATATTCAGTACGTAGAAGGAAGAGAAGAGAGGTGGAAAACGGGATGGAGACCAAACAAGTAACTATTTATATTATAAACTACCTATAGTAAGAGGATTTTTACACATGGCTACAACTTTAGATATTGTTAATTGCATATCCCAGGTATTATCGAACACATATGATGGTGCCCTTGACGAAAATGGAGACCCCGTCAAGATTGGTCTCCGCCGCGAAGAAGGGAATCCATTAATTGATTCTAGGATTATGGATGGTTTTGGAGCAAATGTTTCTGGCGATCGCCTTCACATCAAGTATCATGCAGAAATACCACTAAAAGAAGTTCATGCAAACAGCTTTGAATCAGATACGGAGTCCATGGTTGAAAACGTTAAATCTTTCATTCAAAAAGAGTACAAGAAGATCAAAAAGTCAGCGCTTTCTTTGACAGATGGCAGCGAAATAGACATACTTGTTGAGTACATATCTAGAATCAGAGTTAGCGTTAAGGCCCACAAATGCTGGAAGATTGGTGGCATTGGGAGTGAAGACAACATGCCAGCCAGTGAGCCATCGGAGCCAGCTCCTGAATTTGAAAAGATCAATAAACTCGCAGGCTTGAATAGCTGAGGCGGCAATGACCTACTCTCTTTCGAAGAAAGAAGTAATGAAAGAGATAGTTAAGTGTGGAAAAACACCAGACTATTTCATCAATACTTATGCGAAGATTACTCACCCTCAAGAGGGGTTAATTCCTTTTCATATTTATGATTTCCAAAAAGATTTGCTGAAAGACTTTGAAGATTATCGTTTCAACGTAATCTTAAAGGCGAGACAGTTGGGTATCTCTACTATTACCGCCGCTTACGTTGCCTGGCTTATGATGTTTCACCGAGAAAAGAATGTCTTGGTCATCGCAACTAAATTCAATACAGCAGCGAATTTAGTAAAAAAAGTAAAATCAATAATCAGAAATCTACCAGACTGGCTAAGAATCTCCAATGTCGAAATAGACAACAGAACCTCTTTTGTTCTTTCTAATGGTTCGCAGATAAAGGCTTCATCTACTTCTGGCGACGCAGGTCGTTCTGAAGCATTATCGCTTTTGGTAATCGACGAGGCAGCGCACGTTGAAGGGCTAGAAGAGTTGTGGATGGGCTTGTACCCTACGCTATCAACTGGTGGTCGCTGCATAGCATTGTCTACCCCAAACGGTGTTGGAAACTGGTTTCATAAAATATACACAGAGTCAGAATCGCAAACAAACGATTTTCATCCAACTATATTACCATGGTCTGTCCATCCAGATAGGGATCAACAGTGGTTTGAAAAAGAAACCAGAAATATGTCTAGGCGAGAGATTGCTCAAGAACTGGAATGCAATTTTAATATGTCCGGAGAAACTGTCTTCTCTTCGGAAGATTTAGAGAAATACCTAAATCTCTGCGAAGAGCCCAAATATAGAACGGGGTTTGACAGGAATCTTTGGATTTGGGAGAATTATCAACAGGGTGATGATTATTTTATATCTGCCGACGTCGCCCGTGGTGATGGTAAAGACTATTCAACAGCTCTAGTGTTCAAAACCAAAACAATGGAGATCGTCGCGGAATATAGAGGCAAAGTAACTCCTGATATTTTTTCTAAAATTTTGCATGATATTGGGTTAGAATATGGTAATGCACTTTTAGTGGTTGAAAACAATACGGTGGGATTTGCAGTTCTAGATAAACTTAGAGAATCGCAATATCCCAATTTGTATTACTCAGTAAAATCTACACATGAATATGTGGAAGAGTATCAAGCCGAGGCCATGAGCAATGCAGTTGCGGGATTTTCTATGACTTCGAAGACCCGGCCTTTGATTGTTGCAAAGATGGAAGAATTTATAAGAAATGACCTAATTAAGATATATTCGACACGTCTATTGGCAGAGATGAAGACTTTTGTGTGGAATCACGGCCGTCCCCAAGCTATGAGGTCTTATAACGACGATTTAATTATGGCTTGCGCTGTTGGTTGTTGGATAAGAGACACAGCTCTTGCATCTAGTCAAAGAGACTTGGAATATAACAAAGCTTTTATTGGGGCTATCACCAAGACGAGTAACGAATTAGATACTAGAATAAACGGAATGATAGGCGTCAAAAATATGAAGCTTAAAGATTCAGCTAAGAAGCACTCTCAAGCCTTAGAGCAGTTTCCTTGGCTATTTAAGGGATAACAAATGGCAGATAAGAGAAAAACAAATAAGAACAATCCAAGAAATCCACAAAGCTTATTGTTTAGAAGGTTAACAAGATTACTTTCTGGGCCTTTAACTAACTATAGAACACAAACAAACCATCGATTAAGAAGAATAGACTTAGACAAGTATTCTTCTAGGTTCACTTCTGCCTCGGGCCGGGACTTTAAGAAAACAGCGTACAACCCCTATGATAACTTGCAAGCACAAGCAATGGCTAGCCAAGCAAGAACAGAGCGGTATGTTGATTTTGACCAAATGGAATACACACCAGAGATAGCATCAGCAATGGATATTTATGCTGATGAGATGACAACACACAGCGCGCTAAACAAGGTCTTATCTATAAACTGTGATAATGAAGAAATAAAGATGATTCTTGAGACTCTCTATTACGATATCTTGAATATAGAGTATAACTTATTTTCTTGGTGTCGTGCTATGTGTAAGTATGGTGACTTTTTCTTATATTTGGACCTCGATGAGAAACTGGGCATTACTAGTGCCATTGGACTGCCGACCGCTGAAGTTGAAAGACTAGAAGGAGAAGACAAAGGCAATCCAAACTATATTCAATACCAGTGGAACACAGCCGGCTTAACGTTTGAAAACTGGCAAATAGCACACTTTAGGATCTTGGGTAATGACAAATATAATCCTTATGGAACATCGGTCTTAGAGCCAGCACGCCGTATTTGGCGCCAGCTCACCCTGCTTGAGGATGCGATGATGGCATATCGAATTGTTAGATCCCCGGATAGGAGGGTGTTCTATATTGATGTTGGCGCAATCCCTCCACAGGATATAGAGCAATACATGCAGAAAGCAATGACCCAGATGAAGAGAAACCAAGTTGTTGATCCTGACACAGGCCGCGTAGACCTTCGTTATAATCCTCTGTCTGTTGAAGAAGATTTCTTTATTCCAGTTAGAGGTGGAACTAGTGGCACTAAGATTGAGTCTCTTGGAGGTGGTAAATATACGGGAGATATTGACGATGTAAAGTACCTCAGAGATAAACTATTTTCAGCATTAAAGATCCCGGCCTCATATCTGACGTCTGATTCAGACAAAGCAGCAGAAGATAAGACTACGCTAGCACAGAAGGACATTAGGTTTGCTAGAACCATTCAGCGCTTGCAGCGATCTATTTTAACAGAACTAGAAAAGGTTGGCATCATACATCTATACACTCTTGGATACAGAGCAGAAGACCTAGTGGGCTTTAAGTGCCACCTAAACAACCCTTCAAAGATCGCTGAGATGCAAGAGCTTGAACACTGGAAAACAAAGTTTGATATTGCCTCATCAGCGACAGAGGGCTTCTTCTCGAAGCAGTGGCTTGCAAAGAAGTTATTTGGCATGTCTGATGAGGAATTTGTTCGTAACCGTCGAGAGATGTTCTATGACCGACGCTTTGAAGCAGCTTTGGAGACGGCCGCAGAGGCAGAGCAGGCTGCAGCTACTGCACCCGGTGGAGACCTTGCAGGGGATATGGGTGAAGAAGGTGGCTTAGGTGCGGTCGGGATGGAGCCAGAACTTGGAGTGCCAACAGGAGACGAGGCTGATCTTGGTGCTGAGCTGGGAGGAGAAGAGCTGGGTGGTGAGGCTCCGGCCGAGCCAGAAGAGGGAGAATTGCTCGCAGCGCCACCCGCTAAGCGTGATGATGGGATTGGCAAGCGAACAAAGCGAGAAGATGGAAAAACTAAGACTACAACAGCAAAGTCACACGGCTGGTACGAGCCTCGCTCTAATTTTGCTGGTGGCGACAGAAGAGAAAAGTCGGGACCAACCAAAAAGAATATGGCCAGAGCAGCAAGCCCAGAGACAGGAACAAAAAGAAAAACACTCCCAGGAGAGTCAGAATTGTCTAGCCTGATACGAGGCACCAGTGTTTATGAGAGTAAGCTAACTATTTACTCTAAGGAACAGGAAGAGCAGCTCATTAAAGATCAAGAAGAGTTGAAGAATTTGTTTGAGAACTTAGATTTAAAATCGAGGAACAATAAAGATGAGATTGAAGCACAATAAGAAGAGAAATACCGCTTTTGTTTATGAGGCGCTAGTTAGAGAGCTTACCAAGTCAGTTGTAAAAAACAACAAAAACAAGCAAATGAAGATTGTCTCAATTATGAAAGAACACTTTGCGAGAGACACAGAGCTTAGCAAGGAGTTAGATCTATACAAGAGTGTTTACGAAACAAAGGACATTGAAAAGCGATTAGCAGAGAAGATAGTGGTTGAAGCTAAAGAGCGCTACTCAAGTCTCGATAGAAGCACGGTCTTTCGGGAGCAGTCTGCCTTGATCAATAAAATAAACAAAACACTCTCAAAAAACATATTCAACAACTTTGTACCAAACTATAAAAACTTGGCAACAATATATTCAATATTTCAAGAAACATTACCGGTAAAGGATAGGGTTCTCTTAGAGGAAAGCATTATAAACCAAATGTCAGCCTCTATTGGCGCCCCTGCAACAGAGGATGCGGAGCAAATGCCGATAGACAATATTGTATATAACACTTTTGTTTCAAAGTTTAATGAAGAGTATTCTGATATGCTTAGCGAAAACCAAAAGACGCTTTTAGGAAAGTATATAGCATCCTTTTCAGACAACGGTCTAGACTTAAAATTCTATTTAAATGAAGAAGTTGGAGCCCTAAAAGAAGATCTTGAAAGATTCCAAGAATCACCAGCAGTTTTAGGAAGTCCTGCTTTAAAAGAGAAGATAGGTAAGGTATATTCTATATTGGAATCCTACAGAGAAAAAGAAATAGATACAGATTTTATAGAGATAGTCCTAAAGACGCAAGAATTGGTAGAAGAGATAAAGAAAGATGACGATATCAGTTGATATAAAACAGAACCCAACAATAAAGTTAAAAGCCAGGCGAACTCTTGATGGGAACGTGATGATCTTCGATCATGAGGATATAGATGTTGTATTGTCGCTTACGGCAAAAAAGTGCATTGCTTTTCCAAAGGAAAGAATGAACGACAAAGCTTACGAGGCTCAAGACAGAATGTTTAGTTACCTCACAAAAAGAGGTGTAGTCGACGGATCCTCAGTCAGAGGCGGGAACATACATGGATCTTTTGAGGCAAAGATATTGGACTCCTCCATACCTGGAGTAGATAATATACAAGCATGTCTTTATGTTTTGAGCGAATATCTCAACCAAGAGAAGCCATTCTTTAAAACGTCTAGTGAATTTGATAGTGAGCGTTTGGATCACCTGCTCCACCCCAAAGATGAAGACTCAACAGATCTTGGTGATGTTCCTCACGATGCCCAGAAGGGCTCACTACACCCTGGAATAAGGCCATATGGTTTTATGTATAACTACTCCTTAGTCCGCGAACACAAAAAAGAGGAAGAATGAACTTCGTCTATTTTTGTCTTGCAGCTGCTGGCCTAACACAGATCTTAGTATACGGCAAAATCTTTGATAAAATCCGCCCCACTCAAGGCTGGGTGGGGCAACTTCTATCCTGTTCTATGTGCACTGGCTTTTGGGTTGGTATATTTTTGTGGGCTTTAAACGGCCAAACAGCACTATTTAGTTTTGACTATTCAATTGTTACAGCATTTTTGTTAGGGTGTATTAGTTCGTTGGTTAGTTACATAATTGATATCATTTTTGATGATCATGGTTTTAAGGTGGACATTGTAGCCGTCCACGAGGAAAAGGAGTAATATGCAATCCTTCGCGACCATACGATGGTATATTAGACCGGTAGCAAATTGCTGTAAAGGCTCGTAGATGACGCGGGTGATCCCCGCGCGATAATATTAGAGGAAAGAGATGAAGTTAATAAGAGAATATTTTGAACTTTGCGAAGGCGGAGTCTGCCAAGATCTTCTAACCGAATCAGAAAAGCAGTATATAAGAGACGGCGGCATGATTCTTTCTGGCTTAATGCAAGAAGCAGAAAAGGAAAATGGCAATGGTCGTATCTATAAGAAGGATACTCTTTTGAGAGAGGTTGAGAGGTACAGTAAACTCGTCGATGCCGGCAGGGCCTTAGGCGAACTTGATCACCCAGATTCCAGCATTGTGGAATTAAAGAATGTTTCCCACAATGTAACAAAGATTTGGATGGAAGGTAACAAAGTGATGGGCAAGATCAAGGTTTTACAAGAAACGCCCATGGGTAAGATCTTGGCCGGATTGGTAAAAGAAGGTATCCCTATTGGCATATCATCTCGAGGAACCGGCTCAGTTCGCGAATCGAACGGTATCACTCTAGTAGAAGACGACTTTCAGTTAATATGCTTTGATATAGTTTCTGACCCCTCTACTTCCGGAGCCTTTATGATGACAGAAGCAAGAGACCCATCCAAAGTCTCTGTAAAAGAAGATAGAATCAACAGGGCTATTAGTAGCATACTGTATAAGTTCGATTGAGTGGTAAATAGGATATGAAAAGATCTGAACTAAAAGCATTAATAAAAGAATGCGTAAGAGAAGCCCTATTTGAAGAGGGAATTTTGTCGGGAATCGTAGCAGAAGTAGCATCCGGAATCATGAAATCTCAACAGATAGTAACAGAAACAAAATCACCACAGGCTTCACAGGCTTTGCAAGCAAAGATATCTGAAGAACAAACAGAAGAGAAAAGAAAAAAGCTTTTGGAAACAAAAAGAAAGATGCTAGATGCTATTGGTAGCACAAAGATGGCAAACGTCTTTGAGGGAACAGAGCCGTTATCATCTGCAGGCAGCGTCTCATCGGGCCCACAAGTCCAGGGTCCTCTTTCAGGAGTTGACCCTAGCGATGCAGGGATAGATATCACAGGTTTAATGAATTTGGCTGGCAGAAAATGGCAGCAATTAAAATAAGGATTTTATAATGGGTAGAAGAACACCAGTACATGTTGAGATATATGTGAGAGATCAAGAACAAATAGAAAGAATGATCAAAAAGTTTACTAGAAAGGTAAAGAAATGCGGAATATTAGATGAAGTTCGCGAACGCCGATATTTCACGAAACCATCCGTCAAGAGAAGAAAGAAGAAATTAGAAAAACAGAGACTAATTAAGATGGCAAACGCAAAAGAAAAAAAGCGTTTAGAAAACGAATATAGATAACACAACCGGAGTAAAAAACAATGGCAGGATTTAGTAACACACCACCAGCATCAGAGTTTAGAAACTATGGCTCACCTGGTGCGCGCTCAACTGGTGCATATATGATTGGTGCCCGCCCATTTATAGCAGGAGGAGAGGTTTCAGGCTCAGGGGGAACAGTAAGGGTTTCTTTTCCATACGTAACAAGAGCTATCACCGTAGTAAATAAAGATGCAGCATCAGATGACATCCAGATTCATTTCTCCAGTGTTTCTGGAGCAAACCCGACTGATCCAGGGTGGGACACGGGATTGCATTATTTTACTCTAGATTCTAAAAACCAAGCCTTAACAATGAACGTTCGTGCAAAGGAAATATTCTTAACTGCCCCAGGTGCCAACGCTACTTTTGAGATTTTTGCTGAATTAACAGACATTCTTGGCTCTAGGTTACACACTTATGATTCTTCCGTAGAGAGTGATATTCCTGCAACAGGATATAAGGGCGTTGATACAGCCCCAGCTCAAGTATTTGCCCTTAGTTGCTCGGCAGAAGTCACAGAGGTTCCGTAATGAGTACTTTTACTTCAGGCCCAGGCGGTGATCTTGGCGGTAGTACCATAACAACAACCAACTCGGCATCGTTCGGTGTCGTCTCAGTAGGGGAAAACTTAAACCCAGCAGCACCGGCCGACGGCGATGGCGGCATTCTTTACGCTAAAGCTGACGGAAAACTGTATTGGATTTCAAACGAACTAGCGGAAACAGACCTGACAGCAGGCGGCGGAGGCCTCACTGAAGAACAAGTAGAAGATATTGTTGGCGGTATGGTTACAGGCGGCACCGAAACTGGTATATCTGTAACGTATACCGACGGAGCAGGTTCTGGTGACGGTGTCTTAAATTTTGTTGTTGATGACTTGACAGTCGCGGGCGATTCAGGCTCAACGGCTATGACAATGGGTGATACCCTTACTATTTCGGGAGGAACCAACTGCACAACTTCAATGTCAGGTGACACTCTTACTATTAATGCTTCAGGAAGTTCTTCTACGGCGCAACATGTATATACAGTAGATGGTCATGCAAGAATCAGCAGCGCTGCAAACATATACGCCCATAACTGGGCAGGCAGCAATCAGGAAAGATACTGGGGATTCGCCATCGGAACATCTATAACTTCACCAGCAACGGGTGATACACTTTCTGTTTCTGTTCAGAATTCTGGAGCATATTTTCAGCTTTGGTCAGTTCCAGCTGGAATGGAAATACAATCTATAAGGGTTGATTTTTATCAGGCTGGCTATACTGCACGATGGCGTTGCCGTTTATGGAAATGTACTCCCACTGACAACTCTAATGCCAATATGACTTGGACTGCTATTGGGGCCGGCGCCGTCAACGCAACGGCTGTAAATGCAAAATGGGCAGTTGCTTCTGAAGATTTATCAGCCGATGGCAATCGCACCATTGCCGCAGGAGACATTTTGGGCATAACCTGGGATGGTAAAGACATCGACGGCGTTGATTATGCTAGTGGAGCTTCAGGTCCGTCTTTCGCTGTTAGTGTTCTCGCTAACTTCACATAATTTTTTAGCTATAAACCGCATCTCAGGCCTGCATGCAGTGTGCTTTTATTTTTTCACGCCTTTTCAGAAAAACATTCACTATTTATTTAGAGAAACTGTTATTGTTTGTCGTATGAATTTTGTCATATTTTATAATATTTAGGAGTTTAAAAGAATGTCAAGCCTACTAGAAAGAGCCATTATCGATGCAAAAGCGCTCAAAGAATCGGCACTTAAGAACGCTGAAAACCTCGTCATAGAAAAGTATTCTCACGAAATTAAAGATGCAATGCAAAAACTGCTAGAGCAGGATGCGGACGAGTTACCCGGCGCGCTTGGTGGTGACGATTTAGGTCTAGATCTAGGCGATGAGATGGGTGATGATCTTGGGGCTATGGATGACATGCCCCTAGAGGATGATGCTGCTGAGACAGAAGACGACGCAGCTGCTAAAGAGTTCGCTGATAGCACCGTCGCTGACATTCCCGATGCGTTTGACCCTGACATGGGCGACCCCGGAGACGAGATTATTAGCATTAAGTTAGATTCGCTCAGAGCAGAACTGCCAGAAGAGGAAGACGGCCTTTTTGGTGGTGATGATGAGCTTGAAGATGAAGAGTTAGGCATAGACATCACAGATGAGGATGAAACTTTAGACTCCGATGAAGATATAGACCTCGATTTGGACACAGATTTTGATCTTGATGCTGATCCTGGCGCTTCTATGGACCTTGATAGCGCTTTTACACCGGAAATGGTAGCGGAAGCACTAAGTGAATTAGGTCTGGATAATGAAGAAATTGATATAGATGACCTCATGGAAAGAGTTAGAGTGGATTTTGAGCCCCAAAAGTCTGGTTGGGCCGGCACTCCTGAGCCAATCATGAGAGAATACGAGTCTATGCTGCTTGCAAGAGAACAAGATAGCGAAACAAAAAAAGAAAATGAGGAATTGCGCAAAACAGTCGCAAGTCTTCAAGAAGAAAACAAGGTTTTAGCTTCTGCAGCCACTAAATTAGAGGCGCAGAACAAACAATATGTTACAACACTAGAGACTTTGCAAGAAAAGTTGGAATCAGCAAATATCTCCAACGCAAAGCTGTTGTATATTAGTCGGGCTTTGGAAAATGCCTCCCTGAATGAGCGACAAAAAGAAAGAATTGTTGAATCCATTTCGAAAGCCGAAACTATACAAGAAGCAAAGATAATCTTTGATACACTTCTTGAGACTGTCACCTCTTCACCTGCAGAGAAGAAGGTCAATAGCCTCAGTGAAGCCGTTTCTAGAAGGTCTACGCTGCTTGTAAGCGCTCGTGAAGAGCAAAAAAAGGGGAATGCTAACCCCGCATTCGAAAGATTGCAAAGATTAGCAGGTATAACGAAATAAAACATTTTTTGGAGGTATAATACAATGTCTGTATTACAAAAACTAACTGAAGGTGTTGTCACTCGTGACGTTCGCAAGGAAGGTGAGGCTCTGCTCAACAAGTGGGAGCAGACTGGTCTTCTTGAGGGACTTAACGACGGACAGCAGAAGCAGGGCATGGCCGTTCTGCTTGAGAACCAGGCCAAGGAGCTTCTCCGTGAGGCTTCTTCTATGGCAGCTGGCGATGTCGAAGGCTTCGCAGCAGTTGCTTTCCCAATCGTTCGCCGTGTTTTCGGTGGATTGATTGCTAACGATCTTGTCTCGGTACAGCCGATGAGCTTGCCATCTGGCCTCATCTTCTTCCTTGACTTTACACATCAGGACAGCCGTCTTGGTGCTGAGGCTGACTTATCAGTGTACGGTGGTAACATCGTCGGTCGTCAGTTGACTGGTGGTGTTCAGCTTTCAGCTGACAGCCAAGGCCGAGCCGGCGGTCATTACAACCTTGGTAATGCTTTTGCGGCTCCTTCTGGTTCTGCTACTGGCATCGTCACAATGCAGGCTAGCCAGTTTGTAGATAACGGAGTTTATTCTTTGTCGGCTTCTACAATAGCAAATATCAAGCTCGGCGACACAGACTTCCGTAAGGCTGCGCTTAAGGCTATTCGTTATGACGCTGATCTTTTGGCAAGCAACGACACAGATCAAATCTCTGTACTCGCCGTTTCAGCTTCAGAGGTCCCTTCGACTCTCGACTCAGGTCACCTTGCTGGCGTCGTTGTAACAACGACTGCTGGTAAGCATATCAGAAGATTGACGCAGCTGGATGCATCCGGCAACTTGCTTGCGGTTATCCATCAGACTGGCGGTGCACCAACACCTGCAGCGGCTGCTACCATAGCTTTTACACATCCAATCGTGGATCAGTTCGAAGCCGGAGGCGCTGTTGGTTCTGTTGTTGGTAACGATCCATGGGGTCTTGAAGAACCAAGACCAGGAACTGGTAATGCAGGATCAGCAACTGATCCTAAGTCAACTATCGCCGAAATCGACATCAAGGTCGATAGCATTGCTGTTACCGCTCAGACCAAGAAGTTGAAGGCAAAGTGGTCTCCAGAATTGGGTCAGGACCTTAACGCCTATCACAACTTGGACGCAGAGGTTGAGCTTACCGGTATTCTTTCTGAGCAGATTGCTTTGGAAATCGACCGCGAGCTTCTAGGTGAGCTTGTAAACGGTGCAACTGCTGGTACTCGCTACTGGAGCCGTGCACCAGGTCTTTTCGTTGACAGCAACGGCAATGAAATTGGTGCAAGCGCACTTGCTCCTGACTTCACTGGTACTGTTAGCGAGTGGTATGAGACACTCATTGAGACTATCAATGATGTAAGCGCTCAGATCCACAGAAAGACACTTCGCGGTGGTGCAAACTTTGTTGTTTGTTCGCCTGAGGTTGCTAACATCCTTGAGTTCACCAGCGGTTTCCGCGCAAGCGTTACTGCTGATCAGGACCGTGGCACAATCGGCGCAGTCCGCGCCGGTAGCTTAAGCAAGAAGTTCGACGTTTATGTTGATCCTTACTTCTTGCGCAACGTTATCCTCGTTGGTCGTAAGGGTAGCTCGTTCCTCGAGAGCGGCTTCGTTTATGCTCCATACGTACCGTTGCAGGTCACTCCCACCATCTTTGGCACCGAGGACTTCGTACCTCGCAAGGGCGTCATGACGCGCTATGCCAAGAAGATGGTACGTCCTGACATGTACGGCCTTGTTGTTGTCCGTGGTCTCCTCGGTGAGTCCGGTGCCTAATAGCGCCCAATAACAAGTAATAGAGAAATCTATTGAGTTGAGCCCCGCCTTGTGCGGGGCTTTTCTTTTTTGAAGAACTATTTAATACATAGCCTGAATGGAGGATATTCAAAATGGCGGTCAAGAAAAAGAAGATGAGATTTCTGCAAAGACTTGCAGAAAAATTGAACGGATTGATTAGAAGAGCACCTGAGCCGGTTGTGAAAGAGGCGCCTGCTGCTGAGGAGCATGAATGCGAAGAGGAGCCTTGCCCTCATGAAGACGAAGACGAAAAGGAGTAACCGTGGGAAAGAAAAAGCGCAGACTACTTAAAAAGAAATTTGCTACTTTAAGGCAAAACATTGGATTAGAACAATCAAAAGAAAGTTCTACAAACATAGAGGACACCTCATCTGGTATGGAAATTGTCACAACAAAAGACCTAATAGAAGAAAGCAAATCCGATATCATTGTTGTTAAAAACAAAGAACCAGAGAACATAAAAGAGGATTCTCCTACAGTAGTTTTAGAGCCTGAATTGCAGCTACAGCAAGTCGAAACAACTTCGAACAATAAGCCAAATGGCCTCAAGAAGGCCGTAACAAAGAAGCTAACAACTAAAAAAACTACCACGACTAAGAAGACTACAGCTCGTAAACGCCGCACTACCAAAACAAAAACAGACTAGTCAGCCATTTGCCAGCCTCAAATACTAGTTATATTGAATAACTATATTTAGCGAGGGACAATGAATGTCTTTACCTACTCTGACCCCAGTCAGCACGCTCTCTGCAGTAGTGCTGCCTGTGACGGGCACTATATCGAATGTTAATGATGCGCTGCCATATAAGATTTATTCAGACGACACTGCTCCGCTTTATTCTTCCGAATTCTTATCCGGCGCGGTAGATCAAGTATCTTACGTATATAAAAAGCTTGGAGGCGATGTTCTTGATCTAGAGATCACAGAAGGAAATGTTTATGCAGCATATGAAGAAGCTGTATTGGAATATTCTTATCTAATAAACGTCCACCAAGCAACAAACATGCTTTCAGATGCCCTAGGAAGCACAACAGGTAGTTTTGATTCTAAGGGCAATATAATGTCTGGCTCTCTATCTTCCTCTCTGGGAGGCAAACATGTCGCCTTAAAATATCCTAGATTTGATTATGGGATGTCAAGGAGAACCACAGAGGGCGTAAGCGCAGACATCGGACTAAAGAACTCTATACAGTTCTCTGCCAGTGTTAATATTGAAACGGGAAAGCAAGATTATGATCTGCAAGACATAATATCAACCAGTACAGAATTTTCCGGGTCTGTTGGTGATAAAAAGATTCTTGTTAAGAAGGTGTATTATAAGACACCTCACGCCATGTGGCGGTTCTTTGGGTATTATGGTGGCTTAAACGTCGTGGGTAACTTGCATAATTATGGCCAGTTCTCTGATGATTCGACTTTTCAGCTGATTCCAGCTTGGCACAACAAAGCACAAGCCATGGCTTTTGAGGACGCGATATACACAAGGATGTCTCATTTTTCTTATGAGCTGAAGAACAATAAGTTAAGATTGTTCCCGATACCATATACTGGTGGCCCAACAAAGATGTGGGTTGATTTTTCGATCCCTGAGGATGTTTGGGAAGGTGATGATCCTGCGCAAGATGGTGTCAATAACATGAACACTCTTCCGATTGGTAATATACCATTTGTTAGTATCAACGCAATAGGTAAACAGTGGATTCGAAGGTTCGCATTGGCCCTCTGCAAGGAGATTTTGGGCCAAGTAAGGTCCAAGTTCGGGACGGTGCCAATCCCCGGCGAGCAGGTTACTCTAAACGGCCCAGCCCTATTGGCTGAGGCAAAAGATGAGCAACAGAAATTAAGAGAAGAGTTGAAGACCACATTGTCGGAATTAACTTATCTTAAATTATCTGAGAGAGACTCAACAATGTTGGAAAATGCAGAAAAGACAGTCCAGAAGATTCCAAACTATATTTTTGTGGGGTAATATAAATGGCAAGCGACGACAACAGATGGTCACAACCTGCAAGTCCTCCCCCGCCATTATTTACTGGCAAAAAGGAAAAGGACTTTGTAAAGCAGGTTAATGATGAGGTCATTGAAAGAGTAATCGGCCAGACTATAGTATATTATCCAATAAGTCTGGAACATACAAAATTCCATAAGCTTTATGGAGAATCGATCGATAAATCTTTTTTGGACCCAATCAGAGTCTACGCGATGGTTAAATATCAGTCACAAACAACGACTACGACACCTCTAGGTGTTGATAGGGTTGAGAAGATATCTGTTGCCTTCCATAAAAGGAGATTAACAGAAGATCAAGATCTTTTTGTTCGAGAAGGTGATTTTATACAATATGGCGAACACATGTATGAGATTTTAACCCTTGAGGAGCCAAAATGGCTGTTCGGTCAAGTAGAATCAAGTTTTGAAATTGCAGCAACATGCGTAAGAGCTAGAGAGGGCTTGTTCAATGTCAGAAACAGTTGATAAAAAAGTACATTTTGAAGTCTCCACTATAGAAACGATAGATCAGTCTGTTTTAAATTTTGTAGAATCACTCAATTTATCGACTCTTACTAACAAAGGTTTCAAGCCAGTACCAGTTATTTGGGGTACCGCAGAAAGAGCCTTCCAAGTAAAGAGTAACAAGGAGATAAGAGACCAGCAAGGTTTATTAGTGTTGCCTATTATTTCGATACGCAGAACAAACTTTGTTAAATCAAGACAAAGTCCAGGTGTGTTCCAGGGTAATGTTCCGGAGAACCAAGATGACAAAGGCGGCGCTCTAAATATCACGAGAACAATATTCCAACAAAAGACGCTTAAATTTGCTAACGCTGATGCTCTTAGGCTTTATGGTCAGAAAAACTACCCAGGCCCTAATCCAAAGGTTGTATATAGAACCGTTTCGGTTCCTATGCCGGTAAACGTTGAGGTGACTTATGAGATAACCTTAAGAACAGAATACCAGCAGCAAATGAATGACCTGATGACACCTTTTATAACAAAGCCTGGAACCATTAACTTTGTTACTTTGACTGAAAAAGATCATAAATATGAAGGATTTATTCAGCCTGATTTTACTTCTAATGACAACTTAAATGATTTTTCATCCGATGAACGGAAATTTGAGACCAAGATAAGTCTTAAGGTAATAGGTTATATTGTGGGAGAGGGTAAGAACAGAGAAAAGCCCCACTATGCAATAAGAGAGAACGCAGTGGAGATAAAGATACCAAGAGAAAGAATTACTTTAGGAGAGATTCCAGAACATGAATACGGGGCATACTATGGCCTTGCAGGGGTTCCGGAAGAGGTATTAGCTTCTTTGTTGATGTCGCCCTATATCTTGGGTAATGCTCCAGCTGCTAGTTTTTTCAGCACGAGTGGTACTGGCGGAGGCGCCAATGTTTCTGCAAACGTGGTCACAACTGATAATCTGGCATCAGAAATGGCTTCTAGGTTTTCTATAAACGAGGTGCTAAAGGAGGAGGACGAAGCGCTACCAGGTGATAAGAGGACTTTTACAACTATTCATGACATTAGGTCGAACACGGAGACTGTAACTGTTAACGGTGTGATTCAAGCGCTTGGGGCAACAAACGATTATGTGGTGCAAGGCTCAAATCAGATTGTTTTTCAATATGACTTAGATCCAAGCGATGTGGTGCGAATTACTTACATAAAAGGTTGAAAATATTCTTTTGGTGTGATATATTATTAACAGGCTAAAACACTAAAAGGAGCATTAAGCAATGGCCAAAGCAACAAAAAAGAAGCTTCCCGTAAGCGAAAGCACAACAGAAACAACAGAAACAACAGAAACAGCAGAAAACACAAATACTTCTCAAACTGGCGAAATCATTGAGGTTGATTGGGAAAACGTACAGCCAGTTTTTGAATTCAAGGCCCGTCTTGAGAATCTTGAGACATATTTCTCAAATATGTGCCTCCAATTCGAGAAAAACAAGGCAAACCTAATGAATCAAATCATTTACGGTCAAGCAGACCTATACTCTATGGCTCAGAAGCTTCAAAATAGTCTAAATATTGATGAAAATCTTACTTACGAACTTAAGCTTCCGGCAAGTTCTGGCGAAAAGGGCTATTTCGTTAGAAAAGAGTAAAACACCTGGCGATATCAATACGGAACTTCTATTTATCTTGTACGTATAAAGATATTGGAGGGTAAATAGATGTCGGATACACAAGATAACATTAAGCTTTTCACAACTAGCGACATTGGTATTGCTGCCTATTTGCAATTACAGGGCTTTAAGCTGGTTACTTGCAAGAGAGCCGAAACGGGCAAGTTTATCTTTCAGTTCGAAGACTCGAATGAAGAATGCAAAATTAAGTCTCTAGAATTTTTAGAGTCTGATTTTTGTAAGTTTGATAATAATGTTAGGAATCTTAAGAAAATTCTTTTTTCATAATGGGAGAAAAACATACACATGAGTATTTTAGATAAATTAAAAGATCTTGTAGAAGCAATGGAAAGTGAATCAAAAAAAGAGACAGAAATAGAGGAAGATCAAATAATATCTTCAGATCCTGAGGACTTAGAAGAAACCCCACTTCACGACGAAGAAAATGAGGAAGTTGAGGCTGATTCACACTATTTAGAGTGTACCGAGGAAGAGTCTCGAGTATTGTTTGAGAAATTTGAGCGAGTTAATAAATCAAAAACTGCAATAGCAGATCTCGTTCTTACTTATGAATCAAGAAAGAGACAGCTACTACAAGAAATCTCTGAAGCAACAAAAGGTTTCTATCAGGAATTAGACTCTCTTCGATTAGAGTACGGAATCCCCTCAGAGGGATATTCAGTTCAGTTACCGACCAGCGAAAGTGAAAAAGTTATTTTTAATAAAGACTAATTTACTAATCTTACCTTACCATTTTATTTAATCACATAATATAACAGTCAGCCTGTGTAAAACAAAAACAGGAGGATTTTAAATGGCAAAAGCAACAGGACAAATAGTCTTTACAGGCATACCTGAGCGACATGCAAGAATTACCATTGATGATGGACAGGGCAACGGCCACAGTCAAGTCACATTTTATATGGGGCAAACTGTTGGTAGTGCATTGGGAGACCAAGCAGCCCTAGGTACATCGAACAATAACAACATCTTTAACGGCAATGCGTCAAAGGTTGTTACAATTTATGGTAATGACACAACCAATGCAAATCATGTTGCTTATTTGTATCTAAATTTTGGAGCAGCGAGCCAAGATGCATCCTTTTTTCAGGATATTTCTACTGGCGGTTCAACACCTGCAGTTCTAGAATTTAAAGACTATGATGGAAACACAGTTAATGTCACATTTGTTAATACGTCCAGCTTTACTGCAGACGTCACAAATGCAACACATTCTCGAAAGGTTTCTTCTGGCGAGTACGAGCTTAACACCTACGGCAGTAGTGGAGCAGGACTTGCGGCAGGGACTTTCACTAATGAGATGCTGTATATTCTACAGCAGGCTAGAACAGATGGAGATATGAGCCTTCATGCTTCTACCTACCTCAGAGTCTTGAGTACCACGTATCTGCAAATTGGTGCAGAATCAAACGGTATCTCAAAGGCTCCTATGATGGTAAGACTAAAGAGAGCATCTGGCTCCTGGTCAAACACAAGTAAGGATGTTTTCTGGAATCACATAACAACAGGTACCGGTGCAGGGTATGTTACTGCAAAGATTAGCGCCCCTGACGAGCCTGTGTATTCGATCCAAAACAACTCAACTGACATACGAATGTATGGACCAGGCAACTCTACATCTGGCTCTGAAACAGCCATGGCCGCATATCTTGCTGATATCATTAATAGCATGCCTATTCAGATAACAGCGGTAGCAAGTGCTGGCACGTTAAGTTTAACTAATGATAATCACGGTACAGCAGGTAACACAACAATAACCTCGGTGAAGTACAGCAGTGATGTTGAGTCATCGAGTACAACTAACCTATCTATAACCAGTTTTTCCGGCGGAGCAGCCGAATCTGGAGGAGGAAACGCAATGGCTAAGCGACTACAAATTTCAGCAAGACAGATTGCCCTTTCAGGGTCAGGTGGTTTGTCGGGTTCGGCGGATGCTAAGTCCGCACTTGTTCTTGACCTTGCCGGTCTTTCGGCCGCATCAATCGCTCAGACTGACGTTCTTGCATTCGCAGATGCAGACTCGAGCAACCTTCCTAAGAAGATCACTTTTAGTGACTTCGAGGACGCAGTCTTCGGAAATGTTTCCGGTGACGCAACAATCGCAGCTGGTGGTGCTCTTACTATCGCCAATGACGCTGTTCAGGACGCTATGTTGAATGACGACGTAGCTGCCGGCCTCGCTGGAGCAGGTCTTGCTGCTTCCAGTGGTGTTATGAGTCTTGATCTTTCTGAATACTCCGATGTTCAGATCGCTTCGGGCGACAAATTGCTTGTTCTTGATTCCGATGGATCAACCGAGCAGTTGGAAAGCATTGACGATATCGCAGCCCTATTCGCAGGTGCTGGTATGACTGCTTCTTCGGCAGTTATGGCTGTTGTCAATGCCACTAATGGTGGTCTTTCTGTTAATGCTAATGACATTAACATTGACCTTAATGATCTTGCTGCAGCTGCAGTTGATGCTTCTGCTGACAGCATCGCTATCATTGATGCAACAGACAACAGCACCAAGAAGGAAAGCATTGCAGACCTAGCTTCTGCCATGGCTTCCGGTACCGGTATTGTTGCTTCTGGTGGACAGTTCGCTGTTGACGGTGTTCTAGAAGACCTCGACAGCCTCGGCGCCGCTTCAGCTGACGGTGAGTTTATCGTTGCTACTGGTGCTGGCGCTTTCGCTTATGAGAGCGGCAACACTGCTCGTACAAGCTTGGGTCTCGGTACTGGCGACAGCCCACAATTTACCGATCTTACTTTGAGCGGTGACCTAACAGTTCAGGGTACGACGACAACTGTTGATTCTACTGTCGTAGCAATCGCCGATAAGGCAATGGTTCTTGCTTCAGGTTCGAACGACAGCCAGATTGCAGCTGCCGGCGGTGCCGGCATCAACATTGCGGGAGAGGGCGGAAGCGAGTTGGCTTCGTTCCTCTATGACGGTGTTGATTCTTGGGATCTTTCCGATCACCTCAACATGGCTTCCGGCCAGGTTGTTAAGTTTGACGGCGCTGATATGCTTTCTGCATCTGGTTCTGCAAAGGTTACCAGCGATGTTGCAGGTAACGGTTTGGCGCACTCTTCTGGTGTTCTCTCGGTTGATGCATCTGAGATTTCCGATGCAGCTGTTGCTTCTGGCGACAAGTTCGTCTTCCATGACGCAACTGATGACACCACTAAGAAGGAAAGCATCGATGATATCGCCACCTTCATGGCTGGTGATGGTCTTGCTGCCTCTAGCGGTGTTCTCTCGATGGACGCTTCTGAGATTTCTGATGCTTCTGTTGCTTCTGGTGACAAGTTTGTCTTCCACGATGCAACTGATGACAGCACCAAGAAGGAAAGCATTGATGATATCGCCACTTTCATGGCTGGTGACGCTCTTGCAGCTTCCAGTGGTGTTCTTGCAGTTCAGGCAAACAGCACTTCTTTCCAGATTGCTTCTGACGAAGTTCAGTTGGCTTCTGGCATTGCTGGTGATGGTTTGGCACTTAGCTCTCACGCACTAGAGCTTGATATATCTGAGTACAGCGACGTCGCAGTTGCTTCGGGCGACAAGTTCTTGATGCTCGACTCTGACGGCAGCACTCATCAGCTTGAAAGCATTGATGACATTTCTAGCTTCCAGGCAGGCGCCGGTCTTGTTGCTTCTAGTGGTGTTCTTGCTGTTGTTAATGCTAGCAACGGTGGTCTTTCGGTTAATGCCGACGATGTCAACTTGGATCTCAATGATCTTGCTGCTGCAGCTGTTGATGTCGGCGCTGACAGTGTTGCTATCATTGACGCTACAGACAACAGCACAAAGAAGGAGAGCATTGCAGACATCATGACCGCAGCTGCTGGTGACGGTCTTAGTGCTTCTAGTGGTGTTCTCGCTGTAGATTTCAACGAAATTTCAGCAGCAGACGTTGACGCATCGGCTGACAGCTTCTTGTTTGTTGATGCTACAGACAACAGCACCAAGAAGGAGAGCTTGGCTGACTACGCTACTGCTATCGCAGGAGACGGTATTGCTGCTTCGAGTGGCGCACTTGAGCTTGACATTTCCGAGTACAGTGATGTTGCGGTTGCCTCTGGCGACAAGTTCTTGATGTTGGATTCTGATGGCAGCACCCATCAGCTTGAGAGCATTGATGATATCTCCAGCTTCCAGGCTGGTGACGGTCTTCAGGTTTCAAGTGGCGTTATGTCGATTCTTTCAATCGAGGACCGCTTCACTGGCTCTGACGTCGCAGTTAGTGGTACTGTTGGTACCCTTTCACAGGCACCTGCTTCTACAGGATCTGTTTTCGTATTCGTCAATGGTATGATGCAGTCGCAGGACTACGATTACGCTCTTGGCGGTACAGGCAACACAACCCTCTCACTCGCTGGTGCAAACAGCCTAGTGGCTGCAGATGAGGTTGTTGTCAAGTACATTAAGGCCTAAAAGAATACTTACCAAAATTTACCTCACACTTCTCACCCAAAATGCCCCGGCTTCGGCCGGGGCTTTCTTTTCTTTTCTTTTATTCTTTTGAAAAAACGTACAACTATTTACTAAAGTAATATTTTACTTTTTACATGAATCCTAATTTTAAGGAAAAGCCTGATTTTAAGGAGATTAGTTAATATGTCTGCAAAGAAATTTAAGTTTGTCTCGCCTGGTGTCTTCTTGAGTGAGATTGATAATAGCCAGCTTCCAGCCATTCGTGATGGTGTCGGACCAGTAATAATAGGTCGCACTAGAAGAGGGCCCGCGATGAAACCAGTAAAGGTATCATCGTTCCAAGAGTTTGTTGAAGTCTTTGGCGAGCCAATCCCTGGTAATGAAGGTCAGGATCCATGGAGAGATGGAAATGGATTATTGGCACCAGCCTATGCGCCCTATGCTGCCCAGGCTTATCTAAAAGCAGACATTGATTCACCAGTAACTGTGATTCGTCTTGCAGGCGTTCAGGGTGATGATGCTTCTGATGCAGGTCAGGCAGGATGGGAAGCCACAAACGCTTTTGGTCTGTTTGTAGGCCAAAGTGGTTCTTCCGGTGGTCCGCTCTCTGCATCACTTGCAGCAATAGTTTATACTAATGATGCAAATTTCGAGTTTGGTGTTAACGGCGCACTCTATTCAGACCCAGCTACTGTTACTTCCTCCTACGCGAAGGCTGCAGGATCCTCAGTACAGGTTCAGCCAGTTTCTACTTCCGGTCACCAGTTTACAATAGCTCTGAAGAATAACAGCTCTCCGGTTAAAACGGTAAACAAGACTGTTTCGTTCCGTAACGGTAAAAATTTCATAAGAGACGTTCTCAATACCAACCCGGTTGCCACAAACAGCAATGTTATTGCTCCTAGTTCTGGCTCTTTGGCGGAAGACTATTGGCTCGGTGAGACATTTGAAGAGGAGTATGAAAGAATAGTTCAAGAAGTTACCACTTCCGGCGGAACTCTGGCTATGTTTGTCTTTGCAGCAAAGCTCAGCGAGTCTATGGAAGACTTCAAGAGCGATAAGCATCAACTTGCTGCAGCTCGATCTGGATGGGTAATCCCGCAGTATAATGGTGCAACAGGTTCTTTTGCTCCCGAGAATCTTGAAAGGCTCTTTAGATTTATTGCAATTCAAGAGGGCGAGCAGGGTATGGATCTGAATATTAAGATTGCAAACATCAAGATTGCCGATCCCGGCAGCCCGTCTTCTTATGGTCGGTTTGATGTTGTTGTCGAACAGCGCCGAGGTGATCGTATATATGTTGTTGACAGTTATGAAAACTTAAACCTTAATCCAAACTCTAACAACTTTATTGCTCGCCGCATCGGTGATCAGTATTTTGAGTGGGACGCAGTAGAGAAGAGAAACAAGGTATACGGCAACTATCCGAACCAGTCTAGTTACATTCGTGTCGAAATGTCTGAGGCTGTCGGTGAAAATGGGCCAACTGACCCAGCCTCAGTGCCTTTCGGTTTCTTTGGGCCTATCGTACCCACTGCTGTAACAGAAACGCTAGACGGTTCTGGTGCTGGCACTCTCGACGGCGCGAGTGAGTGGTTAAACCAGTCTATTAACTTCGGGGCAGCTCACGGGAGCAAAGCGCTGACTTTGAAGTGGCCACAATGTCCCCGCGTTGTGACAGGCTCTAGAAGTGCAGACCTGGCATCCGAATACATCCTCGGAAGTACCGAATATCTAAAGGATGCAAATGGTACGGGCAGTTTCGCAGTTGTTAATAAGGGCATGAAAGACCACTTAAGAAGGGCTAGCTCTTGGAACAGCAGTGCGATTTTGAATGAGCAGATTAGCGGTATTGCTTCCACAGGTGAATATTCATATATCTTTTCGATGGATGAGGTCTTCCTGACCGGCACTACGACAGCTAACGTTGCAGATTTAAGTACATTCCAGCCTACAAGCGTAGCATTTATTAGCGGCTCTCAACGTGCTGGAACGGCTTACACTTCCTTAAGCAACGCTTCTGCATCAGCACTTGCAAGTGTTGTATCTACTTTCTCCATGCCATTAGCGCATGGTTTTGACGGGGTGGATGTCACTGAGGCTGACCCATTCAATATGAGAATAGTAAATGCTGATTCGACAACTAGAACCAGCTACGCACATGCCTCAATTGATAGAGCTATTGAGTTAGTGAGAGACCCAGAGGCAATTGAAATGAACCTTGCAGCCATGCCTGGCATCACAAACGCTTCTCTTACGACGAAATTGATTCAAACTTGTGAAGCTAGAGCAGATGCTCTTGCAATCATTGACCTTCCAGATGTGTATATTCCTCCTCATGAGCAGCGCTGCAGCACATTTAAGGATAGGGTTGATAATACTAACCCAGAAAAGAGTGCAAAAGCACTTAAGGCACGTCAGATCAACTCTTCTTACGGAGCCACATACTATCCTTGGGTAAAGGTCAGAGATACGATTAACTCTAGGGATGTTTGGGCACCACCTTCGGTTATTGCTCTGGGTGTCATGGGTTACACCGAGCAGAGAGATGAAGTTTGGTTTGCTCCTGCTGGCTTCAACCGAGGAGGCCTCAATGAGGGTAATGCCGGATTGCCAGTCCTACAGGCTTCAGAGCAACTGCTTTCTTCTCAAAGAGACACCCTTTATGAGGCGAATATTAATCCAATTGCCTCTTTTGTTTCAGAGGGTTTGGTTGTCTTTGGTCAGAAGACCTTGCAAATGACACCATCGGCTCTGGATCGTATCAATGTTCGACGTTTGTTGATTTTCGTTAAGAAAGAGGTATCGAGAATTGCCAGTGGCTTGTTGTTCGACCAGAACTTGCCGGCCACATGGAACCGATTCACTGGCCAAGTCGTTCCTTTCCTCGAGAGTGTAAAGACTCGCCTTGGTTTGGCTGACTTTAAAGTGGTGCTCGATAGAACCACGACAACTCCGGATCTTATCGACAGAAACATTATGTACGCAAAGATTTTCTTGAAGCCAGCGCGCGCTATCGAGTTTATCGCAGTAGATTTTGTTATAACTCGCTCCGGAGCCTCTTTTGAGGACTAAAAAAACGTAGAGAATAATATATATTAATAGGAGACTTAAATAATGGCATTTTGGAGTGAAAAAACAGTCGAGCCAAAGAGAAAGTTTAGGTGGCTTCTTTATTGGTCTGGCGTACCACAGTTTGTAGTCAAGAGTGTGAAGAAGCCGGCTTACAAGGTCGCAACAACACCACATCAGTTCTTAAACTACGAGTTTTATTATCCAGGCCGCGTTACATGGGACGAGGTACAGATTAAGATTGTTGATCCTGTTGATCCCGATTCAACAAAGAGCCTTTACAAGATCCTAGAGAATTCTGGGTATGTCATCCCAAGTGAGTATTCAGAGGCAGCAGCTGCTACAATCTCCAAGCAAGGCATGGTTGATGCTCTAGGAACAGAGATAAAGCTCTCTCAGCTCTCTGCAGATGGAACAACCCCTATTGAGACTTGGGTAATAAAAAACCCCTTAATAACTGCCGCAACTTTTGATACACTAGATTATAGTTCCGATGAATTGTTGAACATTGATGTCACCATCAAATATGACTACGCAACTTTAGAGGGACGCACAGCTACTGGCAACTACGCTGGCTCGACACTTTGGACCTTCAACAGCCAAGCTGGAGCTGGTTTTAACCCAGAGGGTTAATAATACAGAGTTTTAGTTTATTTAAAGAGGAAGCATGGGAAGAAATACCAACCGCAATAGAGTACCTAGACAAAAAGAACCAATTAACACCACCCCAACACCGGTTTTACCGGAAGTTCCGCAAGAAAGGCCCAATCCATTTGGGCTTTCCTTTGCAGTCGCAACAGAAATAGTTTATTTGCCTAGTGGCGGCAATTTCTATAGTGAAGACAGCCCCCTAAAAGGTGTTGAGACTATCGAACTTAAGGCGATGACTGCTAAAGAAGAGGATATCATGATAAATGATAGCTATCTCGAGCAAGGTATTGTGTTTGATAAGTTAATTGACTCTCTTTTGATCACACCAGGTGTTAAAGCTTCAGACTTTATTGATTGTGATAAGGTTGCCTTATTGACTGCAGCTAGAAAAACAGGATATGGCGACGAGCTAACAATCATCCACAACTGTGGAGAGTGTGGTCACACCGGAGAAGTTGATATTAGTTTATCTGATATGTTGGACAAGGCAAAAACAGAAAAATTCACTATAGAAGATGGAGATGACTGGACATTTGATAAGACAAGCGGAACGCTATCTTTTGAGTTGCCTGTCACAAAGCTTAATGTTGTGATCCGAATCTTAAACAATGAAGATTTTGCTTATTTGGCCAAATCAAAAGAACAAAAGCAAAAATTATCTTTGCCCCATAGTGACACAATAGAATTCTTAAGAAGAGTCCTCGTCTCAGCCAACGGAGAGACAGACCCTTCAGATTTAGCAAAATTAACAGAAGTTCTACCTTCTGCAGATGCAAGAAAAATAAAGATAGTCCATAACACCAACATTCCAGTCTTTGATACGAGCCAAGAAGTTGCTTGTTCTGAATGTTCTGCCACAGCGGAAAAGGAGGTGCCCTTTTCTGTGGGCTGGTTTTGGACTAACTAAAGAATATGTTGAGAAATCTACTTACGAATCAATCTTCATACTTATGAAGCATGCAAACTGGTCTTTCACAGAGGCTTATAGTTTGCCAGTTCGCCTACGAGAATGGTTTGTCGAGCGCTTAGTGCGAGACTTTGAACAGAAACCAGAATAATAAAACTCTTTTCTTGCCTATTTATTCTATATGAGAGATCATAAGGGAATCCACAGTATATGGGATTAGAAATAAACGAGATTGTTCAAGCCGTCCGGGATGCAGATGAGGGCGAACTTCGACGCCTGCGAGAAGTGTTCAGGCAGCGCGGCATTGACCTAGGCGCCGGCAGGGATGATGATAGACCGGGAGAGGTCCGTCAAGCTATAGGCAAAAGTGTAACAAATATCGCAGAAGCAATAGAGGAAGCACTCAGGCCGACGGAACGGATCAATAAGCAATTTGATTCCTTGATACAAAGGACGCAAGAACTCACAAAGGCAACTCAGAACTATCTCCAACAGGGTTTCACCGGCCAGATGTTTGATTTTTCAAAGGCCATCGATGCGGCAAATAGGGCAAGCATCTTGTTCAATGGTAATGCTAAAGCTGGAGCCAGGATCAATCAAGATTGGGCAGCATCGACAAAAGTTTTGGCTTTTACGAATGAAAACTTTCAAGAATCATTGATGAAACAATCAGTTGTTCTTGATCGAGCAGGATTCAATATAGGGGAATTTGCAAAAATCGTTGACTCTGCAGCCTTAGCTTTCAACAGCAATGAGCAAGAGATAGACGCGCTCACTTCTACTCTTATCAATGTCCAGAGGGAGATACCAGTCTCGGGAAGGGAGCTGGCGCAAAACTTTCGTAGAGCCCAGCAGGATTTTGCTTATTCTGCAGATCAGATGATGGATAATTTTATTGGTCTGCAAAAGATGTCGACAACCACTGGAATCAGCTTCGGCGCTTTAACGAATGTCTTTGGTCAAAATCTTGATACCTTTAGGGGATCAGCCCAAATGGCAGGTCAATTAAACCAGATTTTGGGTAAGTCTGCATTCAACAGCATGGAGTTGTTGACCATGACAGAGACAGAGCGCGCCACTCGAGTACGCTCAGCGATCATGGAATCTGGTCGCAGTATTGAAGATATGGGTAAGTTCGAGATTTTGGCACTTCAAAAGTCTCTTGGGTTCGGAAGTGTAGAAGAAACAAGAAGATTCCTCAGAGGGGACCTTGCCCTCGACGAAAGGGGCGCCATGGCAAGAATCGAAGCTGCGGATCCCAACACGATCAAATCTAGACAACTCGGCGATACCATGGATTTTTTGATAAATACCATCAATAAAACCAGAACACCACTAGAGACAATGCAGCTGCAGATGCTTAGATTAGGTGTCGAGATGGAGGAGAAAACACTTGAAGGTTTAAATAAATTTACTAAAGGATTATCCGAAGCAGGAGCTTCTATTCCTACGATAGTTATGGCACAAGCTGCTAAAGCTACCGGCCAGGTTGCAATGGATGATCAGGGAAGGCCAATTATTGAACGTGTGAATATTGCTGGCGTCTTGACCAAGACAAATAACATGATCTCGAGTATAGACAAGTTTGTTAGAGACAACGTTACGAAAATGGATTCTACTATCGCTGCCGCAGCCGGCGCGGCGATAGCCAAGGGGATGCAAGAGAACATTGGAAAGATCACAGTTACTCAACAAGTTCTTGGGTCTATTACTGACGCGATAACTAATGCTTTCGGAGGAATGACCATTAAAATAATCGACGGCAAGGGCGAAATAACAATCGGACCACAGTAATGTTTGGAGGATAAAAACATGAGTTTTACAAATTTTAATGATGTTGCAAAGAGTAAAAATCAAGAAGTAGTTTTAACTCATGTTGCAACAAACACAACTGTAGCATTTCCTGCTTTTTTAACAGAATACAGAGATACTTATCAGGTCGGTTGGGGTAGTGAGAAGATCTTCGGAAGAAATGATCCTATCAAACCATACCAGGATACGACTCGTCGCTTATCAGTGGCATTTGACGTTTTGTCTCCAAATTTTACTAGTGCTATAGAGAATTTGGAAAAGTTTCAAACACTTGTAAGGATGATGTATCCCGTATATAGTGCTCCGCTTGATGGCTCTGGCGGATCCGTAGGGAGAACAATCAAAGCCCCACCTTTGCTAAGAGTCAAATTTGTGAATATGATCCAGTCAGCCGGTGCAGCTGGCGGCGCTTTACTTGGTTGTATAGAAGGGGTCAATTTTGAACCAGATAAAGAAATGGGATATTTTGTAGAAAGATCTGGAGAATTGTACCCTAAAAAGTTTAACATTAGTTTTAATTTTGTGCCTCAACATGAATCTCCGTTGGGCTGGGATGCAGAAACAACCGAATTTTTGACTAAAGAATTCCCTTATTCGACCGGTCGAGTTTCAACATCTGTAACAAACCAGGGAGGAGATAATGCCAGGCTTAACTCAGCAAATATTGATAGATTACTAACAGACTAATACAGGAACAAGACTATGACCAGTAGAAATACATACAGATTTACTGAAATCATTGATAAATTTCATAGAAATACCGTTCACGATAGACGATTCATAGAAACTACTAAAATTTTATCAAGAATGCCATCAGGAGACCCAACAGAGGAGGAACTGAGGCAAAACCTCACTTCGATTCAAAGAATTTATTCGACTGGAGATAAACTTTACAAGTTTGCCTATGAATATTATGGAAATGTTGATTATTGGTGGATTATTGCGTGGTATAATAACAAGCCAACTGATGCGCATTTCAAAATTGGAGATATTGTTTACATTCCAAAAGAGTTAGACGTAGCATTGAGAATAGCCACAAGAGAAAGATAGAATGTCAGTTAAAGAAAAATCAGAATTTATTTTAAACCATTTCCACCCGCAGGCTTTTCTTATGTTTCTGCATTTTTCGGGAGGCGGATTGGGCTTCGGAGAAAGAGCTTCAACAGAGGGGGCGTCTTCAGGTTTAAAGTCAAGCGATTTGTCTCCTGGCGGTGACGCTACTTCTATCCATAGGCTGGTTGGCAGCTATCGTCCAGAGTCAGTTATGTCTAAAATATACAACTCAAGGGACTCTGCAGGTGAAAAGCTTATAAAAGCACATTTTTTTAATCTTGAGACTCACAAGATTACTGCATTGGTACCAGAAATAAGGTTTTTTTTGGTGCAGGACGACATATATACTCCTTTCTTTTTTCCTATATCTTCTTTGGGTGACGAAGCAGCGACACTACAGGGGCGTAGCCGACTCAAGGCTTCGGGAGTGAAAACTTTTTCTGTTGATTTCCTGGGTACAGATCCATTTACAGCCCCAAGGTTTTTGAAAGCGGATTTACAACTATATGTGGATAACTTGGCTAATATATTTGATAAACAGCCTGGTTATGCAAGATTAGCTGATTTATTTACGATTTCTATTGCCAGGAGCGCACAAAAAAAGGAAGTTAATGGAGCAACAGTTACGTCTGGTGATTTGGAGCGGCCTATTGAAGTAGCAGCTACTTTAGGGTACAGCATCCCTCCTTCAAGTTTGAGTTTGTTCACACAAGAGGAAATAAGGGAGATCCAAAGTTCAAATTTGGCCCTTCGCATGAACGTTATAAAGCACGACATCAAGGTCAAACAAGATGGATCTGCAGAGATAAATATAGAATATACAGCTAGAATAAATAATACAGCCAGAGATAAAATATTTAGCTCAACAGACACTCCGACTGATTTATTGAAAAGGGCAAATATAAGGCAACTTTTCTCCTCAGAGGGTAAAAACACAGACTCTCTAGACAAGAAAGATAAGCCAGAGACTCCAGGGTCTTCAAGGAGGAGCCAAATACAAAAGGCGCTAGAAATAAGAAAGATAATGGAAATTCTAGAGTCTAAAAACAAAATACATTCTTTGGTGACAAAGACTTCCGATAATGATCTGAAGATGCTAGAATACACTGTCATGGGTGACACTACGGCAACGGCGCCCACAGAAGCATCAACTAGTTTGACAGGAAAGTCGCAAGAACCCCCAAAGGACCAGATCGAAAATGAAAACCGAAAATCCGAAGAATTAACTAAAATGATAAACGATCTGGATAATTCAAACAGGACAATAAACTATGTTTTGTTCGGGGATCTGATAGAGGCATTCTTTTTAAAGACAAAAGAGTCTCTCAAAGAGTCGGCGCAATTGCTAAAAAAGTTACCATTGATCCCTAAAGACATCCAAGACAGAGATCAACAATTTAGAAAAGCTCTCGCCACCTCCTTAAAAGTCACAGAGAACGAGTTTAAGGATCTGTTAGCTATTTCGAAAAAATCAGAGGATGAAAAAAACAAAATAATAGCGGTCATAAATGGAGCAATAAAGAAGCTGACAACTTTTAAAGTGTTCATGGCGGATATTGAATATAAGCACCACACCTCATCAGGGGATGAGGAAATGGCAAGAATAAATATAGCCGATATACCAGTGTCATTGGAACTATACCAGGAATTCATGTATGACAAAATCATTAACTCGTATAGGAACACTTATACGGTACCACAGTTTTTAAATGACTGTATTTCGACTCTATTGCCAAACGCTTTCGGTAGAGCATGGTCTAATGTAGGAATAGCGCCTCAAATTATATCAGCGCCCCCAAGCTTTGTATCTGCGACATACACTGGTCCACAACTTAGGAGCGCCATAGCAAAGAGTGCAGATCTTGATCCAGAAGCAGTACCCAGCCCTCAGAAAGACTTTAGAGCTTTAGGGATAACAGACGAAAATGATTATTTTGTCATTTTTCAAAAAGTTGATAGAGAATTAGCCTCTGATCGTGCCGGCAATGAAGATAAGGATTCTAGAGACGGTATTTATCATTTCTTATTGGGAAAGAATCGAGGATTAATAAAAGAAATAAATTTTAGTAGATTTGATGTACCTTTTGCACAAGAGCAGTTAATGACAAATCAAGTCGGATTGTATGATGAACTTAAAATGCCATACCAGGCTAGCATCTCTATGATTGGAAACAATTTGTTTTTTCCGGGGAGTCAAATATTTATAAACCCCAATAATATTGGATTTGGTTCGCCCACCGACACTGACTCCCCGGCCTTCAAGATAGGTTTGGGCGGGTATTATTCAGTACTAGGAGTGAAAACCACGTTTTCCAATGGTGTGCTGAGCACGGATCTTGATTGCTCCTTTGGCGCACCAGTTGGGGATCAATTGGGCCTATCAGGAGTCGAGATGTCTCCAAGGACTATCGACTTTATAAACAAGGTAAGACCTAGTAATGACGCAATCCCAGGCGACCCTGCTCCCTTGTCTACGGATTTGCCCAACGTATCTCAAGTTAATTATGTCAACCAACTGGAAAGCTTGACCGATCCCCTCACTGGTGAAAGAGTTATGGACAGTACCCTTGCGAGACAGATTTCCAATGACTATATTCTAAATCAAGAAACGACTAGATCTTCCATCCCAGGAGTTATTGACAAGAGTAAAAATATCAATTCAGGAGCCGTTAGGTACAACCTAGTAAGAGGAGAGATAGTTGAGATTGACGATTCGAGGCCACAAGATAAGGCAGTAGTTCTAGTTATAGGTAGAGATGTTACGGGGAGATTAAGAGGACGTGGCTGAAAAAATAACATTTTTAGGCGGTTCTACTTCTACGCTTAAAGCAGAGTTTAGTGAGAGGCTTAAATATAAGACTCTGGTTGATTTTCCTGGGATGATCGACACGTTATACAACAATTTCTCATATGGCCTGATCAACAAGAACTATGAGCCAGTTTATTTGATTGACGACCCCGATGTTATGATTTCAATCGGAGATATAGCTAGTGATGTTAGATGTCTTGGGTTTGTTGCGAAGGCATTCAATGCCTTTAGAAACGACTATACCACGCGCATTGAGAACACTACAAGAGGGTATCCACCCTTTTTGGATGGTGTAGTGCCGGTTTTGGGATATGAGCCCTTAGAGCCGCTATATGGCGATTATTTGACCTATGTTTCTATCAAGTATTCTTCTCTATTGCAGAATGACCGCACCGTTAATGACTACAGATGCTATTTGATTGCTTTAAAGCAATTATTGAAAACCCACATTAACGCATTCCCGGTAACGAGGAGCGGATTCATACTTTCGAGACACAATAATATTAGAACTTCTGGATTGTCCGTAGAACTATCGAATTTGGATTACAATAGTGATTTCGAGAAAGGTGAAATAATACAAAGCCCTAATTTCCAATGTTTTTTGGACTATGCTTCTTCTAACGGTTTTTTTGTCGACAAATATAGCCCTTGGAGATTGCACGCCAATTTGGAGCACCCAACAATAAAAACTAGAATTCGGAAGGCTGGAGCAGCTTTGGATGAGAATGCGGCACCTTATGATGTAGAAAAAATCATGGATTCAATATATCGCCTCAAATCTCACGATGATGATTTATATGATTTGCAGGACTTTGTCATAAAAACGTACAACGATATAAAGAAACAAGTTCCATTCTTCACAGAAATACGCTATAATAATAGAAGCTCCTCAACTGAGATCAGTAATGTGTTCCGACCAGAGATTGAGATGCTCTCTTCTGAGGAATGGTTGAGCCTTTTACTTATGGTCCGCATGATGGAGCTTGGAAAATATTCAGATGAAGCTTTCAGACAAAATGAAGAAATTGTCTTGCAAAACTATAGGATCTATGGTATAAAACAAGCTACAGGTAAGATCGGGCAGATATCTGCGGAAATAATAAAGAGTATATATGAATCAAGAAGAGAGAATAATCCAAGCACTTAATATCGAAAACAATTGTGTAGGTATTTTCACAGAAGGTCAGGTTTACTTTGAGGGTTTTTCGCAGATATTGAAAGAATCAAGTTTTGCCTGGAAACATTCGCCTATTCTACAAGAAGACGCTAAATATACTTATTTAAGCCTTTATTTGCGATCGGAATCCCTAGAAGGATACTCTAGTGATCCAATATACATGAAAAGCGTTGCAGAAGCGATAGAATCGCAGAAAAAAGCAGCTTTGACAGCTAAAATAGACCTTGCTTCTCTGTGTTTCTATGATTTGTTGCCTGATCATCTTTTAAACAGGTGGCTCACTTTGAGAGAGTCAGCGATGAAGGGTATTTCCAAAGAGATAGATAGGCCATCAGACTATGATATTTTGCACAAAATACACGTCCTAACATCAGAAATAGCAAACCAGGATATCGAAGTCTCTGGAAATGACGAGAGGGTGATGTACGATATGTTCTCCTCTGCCACTGGAAGACTTGCAACAAAAAAAGGATCATTTCCCGTATTAAATTTACATAAAAACGAAAGATCAAACATAAAGCCTAAAAATGATTTATATCTGGAGCTAGATTTAAATGGCGCTGAAATTAGAACACTGTTAGCGTTTTCTGGTGTTGAGCAACCCAAAGAAGATATACACTCTTGGAACACGAAACAGATAGAGCCTTGGATTTCCAGAGAACAGGCAAAAGAGCAGTTTTTTGCCTGGCTGTATAACCCAAAGTCAGAGCATGAGGTTTATGATAGAATCTATAATAAAAAAGCATATTTAGAACATTTTGTAAACGATTCCATACAAACTCCATTTGGCAGAAGGTTGTCTGTAGACGAAAGAAGAGCATTAAATTATTTGCTTCAATCAACAACTAGTGATATAGTGTTGAGTAACGCTTACGATATAATGAAACTTTTAAGAGGAAAAAGAAGCTTTATTGCCTTTACGATGCATGACTCTGTTGTTCTTGATTTTGCTAGAGAAGATTCCTGTCTCGTAGAAGAGATAAAGAATATTTTTGAAACAAATCTTTTTGGCAGGTTCTTATCTAACGTGAGTATTGGAAAGAATTTTGGAGAAATGAGGAAGGTAACAATTTGAAGAATATTTTGGCTCTCGGTAACGCAGCATGCAACATTGTGACCTCTTTAGAAAAGTATGAACAATACAACATCTATAGAATCAAAAATAATGGTGAAAATTCTAAAAACACTTATATTGTTCCAGAGCTAGACTCAGCAGAACAATATGAAAACTTAAATTTACTGAGTAAGATCAAGTTTCTTGGCAAAATTAAGGAAGAAGTCACCTTTTTTGTCTGCGGAGCCTCAAAGACCTCAGCTATGAGCCTAAAGATTTTAGAGTCTCTTCACAAGAAGGGAACAAGCATAAGGGTAGTCTATTTTCAGCCGGTTCTTGATTTTCTTTCAGATGAGCAGCTTTTGCAAGAAAAGGTTGTAAAAGCTGTCCTACAGGAATATGCGCGTTCTGGCTTATTCAGGGATATTACCGTTGTAGATAACAAGACCCTTCAAGATCTTTTAGGAGATGATGCAAACATTTACGAATTTTATAGTCAGATAAATTCTATCTTTTGTGACAGCTATCACATGATTGAGCTTTTCAAAAACACAAAACCAGTGATGTCAACCTTCTCAAAGATAAGGGAATCTTGTAGAATAAGAACCATTGGTGTCAGCAGCATCAATTGTGAAGATAGGATGTTTTCTCCTTTTAAGCAAGAAGTGGAGGTGTTATACTACCTTGGTATTAATGAGGAAAAACTAAAGACACAAGGTAGTCTACTTAGGGATTTGACCACTAGCGTCAAGGCCCGAATAGCAGACGAAAGAAAAGCTTATTTTGGCATCTATTCGACACAATACGAAAACGACTACATTTATGTCGAATATTTTTCTCCAAAAATACAGTTGACAGAACAATAAAAATATAGTAGTATTACAACAGTTGGTCAGGATATTTGCTGACCTGCTATAGCCGAGAGTGCAAAAAAACAACAATAACCATAGGAGGTATTAAATATGGCACTTAATTTAGACGCAATGCGAGCAAAGCTCGATAAGTTGAATGGAAAGGGTGACAGCACCAAGAATCAGTTTTGGCGCCCAGAAGACGGAGAGAATAATGTCAGGATCGTTTCGACTCCCGACGGCGACCCCTTCAAGGAGAGGTTTTTCCACTATAACGTTGGCACATCTGGCTTCTTATGCCCCAAGAGGAACTTTGGAGATGACTGCCCGGTTTGTAACTTTGCAAACCAGCTTTGGAACGAGGGAACTGAAGAGAGTAAGCGCCAGGCCAAGGATCTTTTCGCAAAGCAGCGTTTCTTTTCCCCTGTTTTGGTCAGAGGAGAAGAGGACCAGGGGATTCGTATTTGGGGATATGGTAAGATGGCATATGAAAAGCTTCTGACTATCGTGCTCGACCCGGACTACGGAGACATCACAGATCCAGAAAATGGAAACGACTTGAAGCTGATGTATGGGAAATTGCCTGGAGCCAGCTTCCCACGAACAGATATCCGACCGCGCCCCCGAAAGACCATTCTTTGTGATGATGCAGTCGGTGGAGATGAGCGTTGTGCAGAACTTCTCGAGACTATTCCGGATTTTGATTCCCTTTTCGAAAGAAAGGCAACAGAGGAGGTCCAGTCTATTCTGGATCAGTTTCTGTCAGGCGAAACCGGAAATACGGAAGTCGAAAAGTATGGAAAACCAACAGAAATTGAAGGATCCGCAAATGCTGTCGAAGCAGCTTTTAACGATCTTTTGAACTCATAGGAGCAAGAACGGTGGCTAGAGCAAAAACAAAAACTACAAAATTGGGTAAAGGCTCTCTTGATATTGCTGCCGTTCGCGGTATTATCAATAAGAAAGCAGGAAGAGAAGTAGCACACTCTCTTCAAGATAATAACCCAACTGAAGTCACTGAATGGATCCCTACGGGGTCCAGGTGGTTAGATTCAATCATCTGCAAGGGTAAACTAGCGGGTGTTCCAGTCGGCAAGATCTCAGAGATTGCCGGCCTGGAAGCAACTGGTAAGTCATTTATGGCAGCACAGATTGCTGGCAATGCCCAAAAGATGGGGATCGATGTTGTTTATTTCGATTCAGAATCTGCTCTGGACCCTAGTTTTCTGGAGAGAGCAGGATGTGATCTCGAGAGGCTCATGTATGTTCAAGCGGAGTCAGTAGAGTTTGTATTAGAGACTATGGAAGAGCTTTTGAGCACCGGTAACAAGTGGTTGTTTATTTGGGACTCTTTAGCGCTAACGCCTTCCATTTCAGATGTTGAGGGTGACTTTAACCCTCAGTCTTCTATGGCCGTAAAGCCAAGAATTCTGTCGAAGGGTATGGCCAAGTTGACTATCCCTATTGCAGATGCTAATGCAACGTTGCTGGTTCTTAATCAGTTGAAGACAAACATGGCAGCTCGAACCCCTGCAGAGGCTATGACTACACCTTATTTCACTCCGGGTGGCAAGGCAATGTCATATGCCTACTCTCTCCGAGTTTGGCTTACTGCTCGAAAGGCAAAGGCCTCTTTTATTACCGATGAAAACGGATATCGTATTGGCTCTGAGGTCAAGGTAAAGCTTGAGAAGTCTCGTTTTGGTACAGCCGGCAGAACCTGTAACTTCAAGATTCTTTGGGGTGATGAAGATATCGGCGTTCAAGATGAGGAGAGTTGGTTTGATGCAATTCAAGTTTCTGAGAGACTGAAGCAATCTGGAGCATGGTTTGCTCTGGTAAAGGATGATGGCTCAGAAGAAAAGTTCCAGCGAAAGCAGTGGGCAGAAAAGCTTCAAAAGGAAGATTTTCGTAAAAGCGTCTTGACAATCATGGACGAGGATGTTATTCTGAAATTCAAGAATAGACAAGGCAACGCTACTGATTTTTACGATTCGGAAGATCTCTCCGAAGAGATTCAGTAGCCCTACCAGGCCCGCCTATCTGGCGGGCCATTCATTTGGAGAATAAAACATGAAGAGAGTAATGATTGTAGATGCGTTCAATCAGTTTCTGCGAGGTTATATCGTAGATCCTAGCAAGAATCCGAACGGAAACCCCATTGGAGGAATGCGTACCTTTATTAACATCCTGAACAAGATCACTCGGGAAACAAAACCAGATATGATTGTGGTGGTTTGGGATGGACAAGGCGGATCACGAAAGCGCAGATCCATGAACAAGAATTATAAGGCTGGCAGAAAGCCTCTAAGGGTCAATTGGGATTCTGATGGGATGACGCCACAAGACACAGATAACAACAAACTTTGGCAGCAACTCAGAGTGATAGAGTATCTCAATCATACGCCAATCATTCAGTTCATGGAACCAGAGGTAGAAGCAGATGATGTGATATCTTACATTAAATCTTCTTCAACATTTCAGGAATGGCAAAAGGTTATTGTTTCAGCCGACAAAGATTTCATTCAATTGTTGGATGACAGGACACTCTTGTTTAGGCCAATTCAAAAAGAGGTGTTAAATACGAACATCGTTATCGAGAAGTATGGTATTCATCCTAGGAATTTTGCTCTGGCTCGAGCTATGGCAGGTGACCCAAGCGACAATCTTGCAGGTGTGCCTAGAGTAGGATTGGGCACCGTTGCAAAACGATTCCCTTTCTTAAAAGAAGATAAGGATTATTACATATCTGATATTCTGGACGAATCATCTGATTCCAACAATAATAAACTAAAGGTATATCAAAATGTGCTGGAATCTGAAGAAATAATCAAGGAAAACTATGATATTATGCAACTTTCTTCACCACAAATGTCTATCCAGTGTAAAACCAGGATAGATCAAACTCTTGAAGAGTATCAGCCACATTATAACCAAACTGAAGTGAGAAAATTGATGCTGCAAGATGGTGTGTTAACAGTGAATATGTCAGACCTAGAGCAAAAATTTAATGACATTATCACTTCCTTTTCAGATTAAAATCTGATATAGTACCTAAATAAATAAACCAAGGGAGATCATGGAACCTACAACAGTCAGTTTTTCAAAATTTGGAAAATCTTTTCAGGAAGATTTGTGTCATCTTGTCTTAAATGATAGGCCATTTGCTGATCAGATGTTTGAGGTTCTAGACGTCAACTTCCTTGAGTTGAAGCATCTTAGAGTTTTCGTCAAAAAGATCAAGGAGTATAGAAAGAAGTATGGAGTCCACCCTACATCTAATATTATGCATTCCATCATACGAACAGGTTTGGATGCAGAACCAGAATCAATCAAGGTGCGAATCAGGGAGTATTATGCAAGGGTTCTGGCAAAAGGCCACATCCCAAACTCTTCTGAATATATCAAAGATACTGCGCTTGATTTCTGTAAAAAGCAAAAATTAAAAGAAGCACTTATCAAATCAGTTGATCTCATTAAGTCTTCATCTTTTGATGAAGTGTCTAAAATTATTGACGGGGCTTTAAAGCTGGGTTCTGATAACTCTTTTGGGTATGAATATATTGCGGACTTTGAAAAGAGGTTTGAAATCCGTGCTCGAGATCCGATTTCAACTGGATGGCAACAGATTGACGACATTTCAAAGGGCGGCTTGGGAAAGGGCGAGTTAGGTGTCGTTGTTGCACCTACTGGTGCCGGCAAGTCAATGGTTTTGGTTCATTTGGGCGCCCAAGCACTTAAGCAAGGCAAGAACGTACTGCACTATACGCTAGAGCTAGCAGACACTATTGTGGCCAGTAGATACGATTCATCTATAACAGGTGTTGAATTAAAGAATCTAGCGGTTTTTAAAGAAAAGATTTATGATGAAATCAAAGATTTGACAGGAAAATTGATCGTAAAGGAATATCCAACTAGGTCCGCAACGATTCAGACAATTAGAAATCATATCGATAAGTTACGAAGAAGAGATTTCACGCCCGACATGATAATCATAGATTATGGAGATTTGATTAAGCCAGAATCTTCGAATAAGACAGAAAAAAGGCACCAACTAGAGACTATTTACGAAGAGTTGCGAGGCTTAGCACAAGAATGTGGTTGCCCTGTGTGGACCGCATCACAAACGAATAGGTCTGGGTTGAATGCCGAAGTAATAACAATGGAATCGATATCAGAGGCGTTCAATAAGTGTTTTGTCGCAGACTTTATTTTTACTGTTTCAAGAACGATTGAGGATAAGAATACCAATCAGGGTCGCATCTTTCTTGCTAAAAACAGGAATGGGCCCGACGGTTTAATATTTCCTATTTTTATGGATACGAGCAATGTAAAAATAAAAGTCCTAAATAAGACAAACGAGTCTATAGGTGAGATAGTGGAAAGGTCCTCTAAAGAGAGGTTAGACAATTTGAAGCAAAAATACGCAGTCTTTAAAAAGAGTAGTAAAGAAGGAAACGGAGGAAATTAGAATGGAATTATCAAATAGAATTTTATCAGAGATCACTGTGCATATGAAGTATGCTAGATATCTAGAGGATAAGCAACGCAGGGAAACTTGGGCTGAGCTTGTAACTAGGAATATGAACATGCACCTTAAGAAGTTTCCGAACATGGAACTTCAGATTAGAAAAGCTTATAAAATGGTATTTGATAAGAAGGTTCTTCCTTCTATGCGCTCGATGCAATTTGGTGGCAAGCCCATCGAAGTTGCACCAAACCGTATCTTTAACTGTGCTTTTATGCCTGCTGATGACTGGCGCTGCTTTGGTGAAGCTATGTTTTTGCTTCTTGGCGGAACAGGAGTGGGATATTCAGTACAGAAGCACCATGTTGAGAGGTTGCCAGAGATTACGCTTCCCAACTCTAAGCGCACGAGAAGGTTTCTCGTTAACGATTCTATTGAGGGCTGGGCAGATGCTGTAAAGGCACTCGTCCGCTCTTATTTTAACGGAGGTTCACGTCTTCGTTTTGATTTTTCAGATATTCGCCCGAAAGGTGCTGCTCTCATTACTTCTGGAGGTAAAGCCCCAGGACCACAACCTCTTCGTGAGTGTTTAGTAAAGCTGGAAGGCATGCTGTCACAGAAGGAAAATGGAGATAAACTAACGCCAATCGAAGTACACGATATGATCTGTCATATAGCTGACGCTGTGCTGGCAGGCGGTATCCGTAGGGCTGCTCTGATTTCACTATTTTCCGCAGACGATGAGGATATGATCGCTGCAAAGTCCGGTAATTGGTGGGAGACTAACCCTCAGAGAGGAAGAGCGAACAACTCGGTGGTTCTTTTGCGTCACAAGATTGATAAAGAGTATTTTATGAACCTATGGGACAGAGTTAAGGCATCTGGTGCCGGCGAGCCTGGTTTCTATTTCTCAAATGATAAAGATTGGGGAACTAATCCTTGCTGCGAGATTGGTCTTCGACCCTATCAGTTCTGTAATCTCACAGAGGTAAATGTCTCTAATGTCGAGAACCAGGAAGATCTTAATGAAAGAGTCCGTGCAGCTGCCTTTATAGGCACGCTACAAGCCAGTTATACGGACTTTCACTACCTTCGTGATGTGTGGCGTAGGACAACTGAAAAAGACGCTCTCATCGGCGTTTCTATGACTGGTATCGCCTCTGGGGCAGTGCTCAAGCTTGATATGACCGAAGCGGCTAATTGCGTCAAAGAAGAAAATGCACGTGTTGCAGAACTTTTGGGAATCAATCCGGCAGCAAGAACAACCTGTGTTAAGCCTGCAGGAACCACATCTTTGACTTTGGGAACCAGCTCTGGTATTCACGCTTGGCATAATGATTATTATATTAGACGTCTAAGAGTAGGTAAAAGCGAAGCAATATATAACTATTTGGCAACTAATCACTCAGAACTTGTTGAGGATGAATATTTTAGCCCTCACACAACTGCAGTTATTTCTGTGCCACAAAAGGCTCCAGAAGGCTCGATTCTTCGAACAGAATCAGCCCTTCAGCTGCTAAAGAGAGTTAAAAGCGTGACAGATCAGTGGGTTAAGCCTGGTTTTCGCAAGGGTCAGAACACTCACAATATTTCCGCTACCATCTCTATTAAAGATGCTGAATGGGCAGACGTTGGAGAGTGGATGTGGGAAAACAGAAAGAGCTATAATGGGCTATCTGTGCTTCCGTTTTCGGATCACACCTATAAGCAGGCTCCCTTTGAGGATTGTTCAAAGGAGACCTATGAAGCACTTATGGGTTCCTTGACGTCAATTGATCTTACTCAAATTAACGAAGAAGAGGACAACACAGACCTTAAGGGTGAGGCAGCTTGTGCTGGCGGAGCCTGTGAAATAAAATTTGTATAAAAGCTATTGACAAACATGATACAATGAACTATTATTTATATAGAACTTAAAATAAAGGAGAAAACATGAGTTCTGATAATGAAAAGTTGTTAACAACAGAAGAGCACCTTTCTAATTTTGTGAAGGAGTTCGCCGCAATCGAAGATGCAATGGAGCCTTTTAAGGAGCAACGAAGGGACCTTCGTGAATCCTATAACGATAATGGTTGGCTTTCCAAGGAAGAGATGCGCCTCGCTGTAAAAGCCTATAGACTCGTAAAGTCAGACACAGATATGGAGCAGCTGACTGATTATTTCAACAAGCTTAAGAGAGCGGTAGGTACCATCAATGTTTAAAATCCCACCTGTACTTAAACCAGTTAATCGCCACTTGACTATCGTACCGCATTCCGGCACTAAGGACACAGACAACACAACCCCTAGCGGGGTCATCCTACCTGATGGTTTTGAACCAGAAGAAGCACGTTATGTCACGGCTACAGTTGTAGATGTTGCAGCAGACTGTTCTTCTGCAATGCGACAGCTGAGAGGATCCGCTTCGACATCACGAGTTATTGTTGTCGACGCCTCAATGATCGAAGAGGTTGTTGTTAAAGACAAATCTTATTATACAGTTTTGGAGAATTATGTTGTAGGTATTATGCGAGGGATTGATGAGAATTGATCTTTTTGGAGACAATATTGGTTCTGTAGAATATATATCTCATATGGGCAGCGACTTAACAGTCGTCAATGCAGCCCGAGTGAGTTTTGGGACCGAAAAGAATGAAATTGATCAAAAAGATATTAAGCTCATTAACTATCTCATGGAGCATAACCACAGCAGTCCATTTGAGCATTGTTCTGTTACAATGCGCTTTGTGGTTCCTCTTTTCATAAGATCACAGCACCACCGACACAGAACCTGGGCCTATAATGAGATCAGTAGGCGATATACTTCTGTTGATATGGATTTTTATAGTCCTCAAGGGTTTAGAACCCAGCACAAGAGCAACAGACAGGCAAGTAATGATGAGATGGTGAACCCAATTCTTGACTCTTCTTATATGTCCATTGGGTTTGAAAAGGCCTCAGAGGCTGTAAGGATGCATCACTCTCGAAGCATTAGTCTGTATGAAGCCCTTTTGAAATCTGGAGTTTGCCGAGAGCAAGCAAGAGGGGTATTACCTCAGAACTTGTATACTCAGTACTATGGAACTGTAAACCTGCACAATTTGCTGAAGTTTGTTGGCTTAAGAATGCATGAGGGCGCCCAATGGGAGATACAGCAAGTTGCAAAGGCATGCCTTCAGATTGCGAAAGAGCACTTTCCTGAGTCTGTGGCAGCTTATATGAGAAAATATAACTTGGAATAACAGATACAATGTGCAGCAGTTCCAAATTCACTACAAAATCAAAGGAATAGAGATGAAGAAAATCATTATTTTATCGGCGTTTGTGCTGTGGGGGTGTTCTGATGATCCGCCAAATCAACAGCTGATAACACAAGACACGTCTATAGGTTCCGGAAGGGACGCATTGCTAAAAGATGCCGGTCCTGACTATGCGTTTATTGTGCCCCAAGACTTGGGAACACCAGATCAATCTCTAACGCCTTGTGACGTGGTTACAAACTTAGACCATGAAAGGTACTGCACTTGCCGGCCTGAATGTTGCTCAACTCAGGAATGGTATTGTCCACCCAGCGGAGGAACAGAGATTTCTTCAATGCAGGTTGTTATTGATATTTGCGGAGACCAACAAGAGCCTTGTGAGTTTGGTGTGGACCCAGAGTGTCCTCCTCCAAGTATTATATATCGTAGTGAGTGTGTTATTACGCACAATTGCCCACCGGGTTCTTCGCGGGATTTTTTGCGTTGGTTCGAGTGCCAACTAGAGGATGGCAGACAAGGTAGACAAAGGGTATTGTGTGATAAAGGGAATATTGTTCATGGTCCTTGTACTGATTGTGGAGAACAAGAAGTTTGTAATGGAGAAGATGACGATTGCGATGAATTGATCGATGAAGATCCGGTTTTGTGTGAAGATGAGTGTGGCCCCGGCGTTGCACTTTGTAGGGACGGTGTAGTTGTAGATTGTGTTAATCGCGAACCTAGTGAGGATATTTGTAACTTTATCGACGATGATTGCGATGGTGATATCGATGAAGGGCAGCGAAACCGTTGTGATTTATGCGGAGAACTACCAGAAGAGGTATGCGATGGAATAGATAATGATTGTGACGAGGCAACAGACGAAAACCTAGTAAGGGAATGTGAGACTATTTGCGAGAGAGGTGTTGAGGTGTGCTTGGGCGCTCAATGGGCCGGATGCACAGCCAGACAACCACAAGACGAGGTGTGTGACGGTTTGGATAATGATTGTGACGGTGCCCCCGATGAAGAAATAGAATGCGATTGTACGCCCGATCAGGTTGGCGTTTTGGTGCCTTGCACCGAAGAGCCTTTACTTTGCGGCGTTGGCTTTAAGACTTGTGAATGCTTGGATGTTGATTGTACCCTACTACAAATGGGCGAGTGCAGAGCGCTCTGCTCCCACTTTCCCGAAGTACCAGAAGATTGTGATCCCCGCGTAGGACAGCCAAACCCTTCAGAGATTTGCAACAATTTTGATGAAGATTGCGATCAGGTGATAGATGAAGGCTTGTCGCAGGCTTGTTATACTGGCCCTAGAGATACTTTAGGTGTGGGTATTTGTGCTCCTGGTGAACAAACTTGCCAAGAAGGGAGATGGGGAGCTGCACCCGAAGATGGAGAGTGGGTTCAAGATCTTTGTGCTGGTGAGACCGTACCACAACAGGAGATTTGTAATGGTGCAGATGATGATTGCGACGGACAAACAGATTTTGGCGAAGAAATGAGACAAACAGATATTTTGCTAATCATTGACACTAGCGGATCCATGGATGCAGAGATCAGAGCAGTGACGTCAGCTTTATCTCGTTTCGGTCAGCACTTTGCGGCTGAAGATATCATTCATTGGGGTCTCATCCTGGGTCCAGTAAGGGTAGATCACCCAGACTTTCCGGGTTCAGAGTTCGAGTTATTGCGCCTTATCTCGGATATTGCTCCATTTGATCAGTTCTTTAATACTTTCATGGGCATTAATACAGAGGAGATTGATGGCGGAATGGAGATGTTAATGGACGCGGTGATGTTATCTTTGAGGAACTTGGCACCCGGCCATGTCGCACTAAACGAAAGAGAATGGTCTCCAGGTACAGGCTCGGAGCCACCGAAAGACGACTTTATTTTAAACTGGCGACCTAATACGGATAGAATCATTATTGTTTTTTCTGATGAGGACGAGCAGTCTTACATGAGACCTAGGTTTCAGGTGGGGGATGTTCGAGCCGCTGTTGCTGCGTCTCCAAATACGACCCTATATACTTTCGCCTTGGCTTTTTACGGTTGGGATGAAATAGCTCTCGCATCAGGAGGAAATAATTTTAATCTTACTTCGAATGCCCAACAGATGTACGACAACTTGATGACGATATTAGACCAAGTTTGCGCCCCCAATCGCGAAGAGCAAGCAGCTGCGCTGATGAGTTTTCCTGATCGTGATTATGAAGTGGGGTATATTCCTGCCTCCTTTGATGAGATGAAGATGTGTTTTTAGAGAATGTCGTCATAGGACACTCTGTAGAATCAGTACTTTATGCTTATCTCAACGGACATTATCATATCCAGAGTGCTCCCAACCTGCCTTATTTTTTCGAAGAATATAATGACTTTGCTTTATTTGGTACAACAAACAAAAAGCAAATCTGGCAAAAGATAAAACTCCACTTAGGTCTCCTTGCAAAAGGCCTAGATTACCAAGATGTAAAGCAAATAAGGATAGAAGACAAAACTATCAGCCTGTTTGGTGATAATCTTTTGTGTAGATTTGAGTTTGAAAGGTGTTATATCTTTGAAACCTTGAACGTAGTACATGAAAACAAAATAATAGAACACTTTGAAAATTCTTACATGGTCGTAGATGATTTCAAAGTATCCAGAATGGGTAGAAACACAACCCACATAGATCCAGTTCAAACTTCGGACAATCTACTAAATCAAGCATATTTTTACAACTCTATGAGAATCGATGGCGCCAAGTGGGTCACAGATGTAGTCACCGTCTCAAATCTGAGGCAAGAACAGTTGCAAGATTTCGACTATTCTGATACAATAGTTTTATTCAAGTTAAGAAAGCTTATTAAAGATATGGGATTTAAAGGACTAAAAGAAAAAGGAAAATATAAGAACGGCACAGACATTTATAAAAAACCAACAGTGCAACATATCAAAAGATACGTAATACCTATAGACAAAAACGTATTTGAAAGCACTGAGAAAGTAAAGTTTATGTCTTTGAGTATACAGGAAATATTAAATGAACACTGCACCAGCAGGTAGAAATTTAGCAGGCATAATTCCTATCACAGGTAGAAGTGATATGCTGGATCTACCATGGCCAGACTGTCTTCAGCCTCTGGGAGAGGGTATGACGGCCATTGAGCGTTCTGTTTATGAATGTGCAGTCATGAAGTGCAACTCAATCTGGATTATTTGCAATGATGACTCCGCTCCTCTTATTAAGAAAAGAATAGGAGATTATGTACTAAACCCAGACATATATGCCAGCTGGGGCTATAAAAGAATCCCGCACCTATCAAAAGAATATATACCGGTTTTCTATGCGCCGGTTCTCCAGAGAGATAGAAACAGAAAAGATACTCTAGGGTGGTCTGTTTTGCATGGAGCCCTAACCGCATTTATAGTCTCAAAGAAGATTTCTAGATGGGTTGCGCCGACTAGTTATTATGTTTCTTTCCCCTATGGCATATATGACGTAAAATCATTGAAGTCTATAAGGGCAGACATCCGAGCTGGGAAGAAGTGCTATGGCTCATATGAAGGAAAAACGGTAAGAGACAATTTATATTTACCATTTAGTTTTACACCAGAGGATTGGCTCGAGTTTAGGAGAAATATCAACAGAGAGAACACAGGTGGAAACAAAAACATACCGTTAGCAGAAAGATGGTCTGCAAAGAATTTTACGCTTGACAAAATATTCAAGAATGATAAAATAGTAATAGATAAAAAGCTCGAGATAAGTGAGTACCATGATTTAGACTCATGGGATTCGTTAAAGAATTTTTATAAATCAGATTTAAACATAAAGAAAATGCCAAAAACGATGGCAAAACCATTTACAATTTAGGAGACAACATTGAGATTAAAAGATGCAAATATCGAAGAGTTGTATGACAGTGTTCCCTATTATCTAAAGGACTCGGCAAAGATGCCGTTCCATTTCAGAAACTTAGCACTTGACCAGCAACTGTTTTTTAGGGTATTCTGTTCTGGGATATATCTAGACGAAGAGAACAACGAAACACTATTACAAGACCTTGAGTACATTAAGGCTGATTTGGAGGCAATCATTGACTCAGTCAAGAAATAAATCAAGCATTCCTTTTGTGGGGCTCCACGCACATTCTGTGGCTGGATCTCCCTTTGATGCGCTCGGATATCCGAATGAGCACATGGACTTTGCGTTTAACAACGGGATGGACGCCCTCGCTCTCACGGACCACGGAAATGCCAATGGTCTTGCAGGTCAGGTTCTGCATGCAAAGAGGATGCAGAAAGAAGGCAAGGAGTTTAAGCCTATTTTTGGCGTCGAGGCGTACTTCATTCCTTCCGTCGCAAATTGGAAGAAAGAATATGAGTTAGTCAAAGCCGCTGCAAAGAACAAGTCAGAATACGACGCTGGCTTATCCGGTACGACAGTTGAGAACGAGGCTTCAAAGAAGAAGATGAAGTCCATTTTGAACCGTCGAAGGCATCTAATTCTTTTGGCCCAAAACCAGGAAGGCCTGCAAAATATCTTTAAGATGATTTCTACCAGTTATATCGGAGATCACTTTTATCGATATCCCCGTGTCGATTATGCGCTACTCAAGAAGTACAATAAAGGCGTCATCGCTGCTTCTGCTTGTCTCGGCGGCGTATATGCTGGAAACTATTGGGAAAATAGGGACGATGGCCCTGATGCTATCTTGGATGCGATGAGAGAGACCACCCAAAAGATGCAGTCTGTCTTTGGCGATAGATGGTACGGAGAACTTCAGTGGAACAACGTACCAGAACAGCATGAACTTAATCAGTACATTATTCAGATGCATCACGAATTCGGCATTGAGCTTATCTCTACGGCGGACTCTCACTATTACAACGAGAGTGTTTGGAAGGATAGAGAACTTTACAAGCGTCTAGGTTGGCTAGGAAAGGGCAAGCCAGACTATCTTTCTGACGAGCTGCCAGTGTCAGTTGAGGAGATCGGCTATGAACTTTACCCAAAGAACGGCGATCAGATGTGGGAGAGTTACAAGCACTATTCTGAACTTTGTGGTGTAGAATACGATGATAATTTGGTTCGAGCATCTATTGAAAGAACACACCACATAGCTCACAACAGGATTGAGGCTTTTCTACCTGATAATACTGTGAGATTACCAGATTTTGTAGTTCCAGAGGGATCAACCGCTGGACAGACCTTAGCAGCCCTTTCGGTCGAAGGCCTTCGAGCATTGGGTCTGCAGAACAATCAGGAATATGTCGAGAGGCTTAGGTATGAGGTTGGTGTCATTGAGGATCGTGGATTCTCAAAATACTTTCTAACGATGAAGGCAATTGCTGACATGGCCGTCGAGAAGCAGCTAGCTGGCCCCGGACGAGGCTCTGCGGCAGGCTCGCTAGTATCTTATGTCCTAGGTATTACCCAGGTTGATCCAATCAAGTACGGGCTTCAGTTTGAGCGATTCTTGACAAAGGGCGGAACAGGTTATCCAGATATCGATTACGATGTGTCGGACCCAATGGCCCTTAAAGAACATTTGATTGAAGAATGGGGTGACGATACTGTTGTACCGATTACAAACTGGAACACTCTACAGCTGCGTTCTCTTATTAAAGACATCTCAAAGTTCTATGGCATTGAGTTTACAGAAGTCAATAATGTAACAAGCAAAATGGTTCATGAAGCGACACCACTTGCCAAGAAGAAGCACGGTATTACTGCCGGTGTGTATGCTCCGACCTTTGAGGAATTGATGGAGTTTTCAGAAACATTGCAGAAGTTTTTGACAAAATATCCACACATCAAAACCCACGTTGAGACGCTCTATGGTCAAACAAGATCAGCCAGTCGTCATGCAGGTGGTGTAGTTGTCGGAGAGCGCCTGAACGAATGGATGCCCCTAATCAACAGTGGTGGTGTTCGACAGACTCCTTGGAGCGAAGGTCAAAACGTTAGACATCTCGAGCCAATGGGTTTCATTAAGTTTGATATTCTTGGCCTGGCTTCCCTTAGGATGGTCGAAGGTGCCATTGATCGCATTCTCAGGCGACACCACAATGTAGAAAAGCCTACTTTTGAGCACATCAAGAAATTTTATGACGAGTATCTTCATCCCGACAAGATTGATCTATCTGATGAGAGTGTTTGGAGGAATGTGTTTCATTCTGGAAAGTGGGCAGGAATCTTTCAATTCACAGAGGCAGGAGCACAATCTTTTTGCAAGAACGCGAAACCAAACAACATCACGGATCTAGCAGCCATTACCAGCATTTACCGTCCAGGCCCACTCTCGGCCGGTGTTGATAAGATGTATGTTGGAGCTAAACAAGAACCAGATGAGGTAGACTATCTCAATGATACTGTTCGGGAAGTAACAGAAGAGACTTATGGCTTTCTTATCTTTCAAGAGCAAATCGCTATGTTGGCTCACAAGTTGGGCAAAAACCTTTCTCTTGATGAGGGCAATAAACTTAGAAAGCTCCTCACCAAGAAGGGCACGGGAGAAGTACAGGAAGCAAAAGATAAGATCTTTGACAAGTTCCACAAAGGTTGCCTTGAGAAGGGTATGGCTTCGCATGAAGCTCGAGAGCTATGGAATAAATTTGAATACTTTTCAGGTTATGGTTTTAACAAGTCTCACGCTGTATCTTACTGTATTCTGTCCTTTCAGTGTGCTTGGTTGTTGAATTATTATCCTGCAGAGTGGCTAGCTGCCTTTTTGGATAAGGAACCAGAAACAAGAAAAGAGCGAGCCATTTCAACTGCAAAATCTATGGGATACTCTGTGGAGCCACTAAACGTCAATACTTCTGGGGTTGTGTGGGATATCGCAGAAGACGGAAAGACCCTGGTCCAGCCTCTAACTTCAATCAAGGGACTTGGCGACGTAGCTATTCAGCAGATTATAGAGCACCGACCTTTCAACACGATTGAAGAGTTTCTCTTTCATGAAGAGGTAAGATACTCTAAGCTGAATAAAAAGGCTCTTGACGCACTGTGTAGGGCACAGGCTTTGAATGATCTTGTAGATGATAGGTTTACTGGTTTAAGACACTTCTGGTCCGCATGCGTGATCGACCGGCCTAGGAAGCAAAAGAACTTAGAAGAAAACATAGTAACCTATGCTCCAGAGGGAGACTTTACAGAAGAAGAGAAACTAGAATATTTGGTTAGCCTGACCGGAGTGTTCCCCATTAATGCTGTGGTGACCCCAGAGGTAAGGAACAAACTTAACGAGCTTTATATTCCACCCATCTCTGAATATGATCCAGAGCTTGGCGTAACTTGGTTTATCCCAAGAGAATGCAAGCTTAAGAAATCAAAGAACGGAAAGAGTTTCTTTGTTGTGAAAGTTATTGACGACAACAATGAGACTAACACAATAAGATGCTGGGGTGTTGACCCTGACAAAGACGTGGTCCATATTAACCGTCCATATATGGCACGACTAAAGTATGACCCGAATTGGGGGTTCTCAACCTTCAGCGTTAGAAAGATGTTTAAATTATTAGCATAAGGAGAAAGTAATGTCTAGAATAACAGGGCTTGCTGCCAAGATAATGGCAGAACATTATAAAGATACCTTAGAGAACAAGGGTTATGCATTCTTTGAAAACGGAGACTATAATCTCAATATCATAGGAGTGAGAAATGATTCAGGTGATGCATCACAGTTTGATGATTTTATTAATTTGTTCTATAAGATTAATGGCCAATGGGTGTGTGACATGTACCCAGCAACCACAGAGCCTGGTACAAGGATACTGACAAAACCTATCGTTTCGACGGGCACTGCGATTCTGGTACCGGATCAATATAGGGGAGTGTATAAGATCGATATTCATGGAGGAAAGAGAAAGTATACAGCTCTATGTCAACGTAATGGAAAGGTGAGGATTTGGAGAGACACCAACAGAGATACTACTCCAGATTATGTGGGTCCAGAGCACGAGGGGTTTTATGGCATTAATATCCACCGTCAGTTTGGCTCTGATGAAAGAGAATACACTGATGGCGTGTCAGCTGGTTGCCAAGTGTTTCAATCAAGTAAGGACTTTTATGAGTTTATGGATACTTGCAACAAGTGCGCCGACAAGTTTGGAAACAGTTTTACATATACACTTCTTGAGGAGCAGGACGTAAAAACAAAAGGAGAGAGAAATGCTTAAAGAAAAAGTTAGAGTTTATAGATTGAGGGAATCCGCACGACTACCGCTGAGGGCCCATGACCTCGACGCGGGTATGGATTTCTTTTTTGCCCCAGAGAACAATGAACCTGTTGTTTTGCAGCCTAATCAGTCTGCAATCTTGGGAACAGGTCTAAAGATTGGCGTCCCGGAGGGGCATATGCTCCAGATTATGAACAAGTCGGGTGTAGCGTCCAAGAAACAGTTAATCACCGGAGCCTGTGTTGTGGATTGTGGCTATGATGGAGAATTGTTCGTGAACCTTCAAAACATAGGAACAACTGAGCAAGTTATTGAACCGGGGACGAAGTTGGCTCAAGGTGTGTTTATTCCAATATCCTCTCCGATTCTTGTTGAAATAGATGAAGATATGGTGTATTCTAGAAGGACCGCTCGTGGCACTGGCGGCTTTGGATCTACAGGAGAATAAAATGAGTTTAGCAAGGAAGATCGCAAGAAAAAAGCAAAAGACTGTCTTCAAGGAATTTAAAAAGAGGATGAGACAGTTTAAAAAGATGGTGGTATGTTCGTCATGTCAAAGGCCACCACATCCAGATGAGAAGATTGATAACTGGAAGATTAATCAGCAGAGTGAGAACTTGGATCTTCTTTGTCTTGACTGTTTTGACCAAGGAGGAACACTAAACAATGAGACCTAAGCAAGTTTTGTCGTTTGATGATATACTACTGGTGCCGAAGAGTAGCAACATCAGGACGAGAGACGAAGTTAGTCTAAACTCGACTATTGGTAATGTCAATTTTACTATGCCGATAATTTCAAGCCCCATGGATACGGTCACTGAATCAAACATGATGATAACTATGGCTCGCCATGGCGGTTTGGGTATTTTGCACAGATATAAGAGTGCAGAAGAGCAAATAAGAATCTTGCATGAAACGAGAGATATACTCGAGTTAGAATCGAATGTATTTGCGGGAAAGCTCTCTGCAGCAATCGGGGCTTCTAAGGACAGCGTAAAGAGGGCTGAGGACCTTATCGAAGCCGGCGCCCGTCTAATATGTGTTGATGTTGCCCATGGCCATCACGTTTTGGTCGAAAGAACTATCAAATCTCTCAGAGATAAACATGCTGACTCTATCGCCATTATTGCGGGTAACGTCGCGACTGCGGAAGGTTACTCTGATTTGTCTGAGTGGGGAGCCGACGCTGTAAGAATAGGTATAGGAGGAGGATCTATTTGTTCCACAAGGATTCAGACTGGTCATGGTGTGCCAACATTTCAGTCTGTCTATGATTGCAGGGACACGCCTGGTGCGGCAATCATCGCCGATGGGGGTATAAAGACCTCTGGAGATATCGTGAAGGCGCTCGCTGCTGGTGCTGATTTTGTTATGCTCGGCTCTATGTTGGCTGGCACCGATGAAAGTCCTGGAGAGGTTCTGAGTGGGAAAGCTGATAAGAAATATAAGGTTTATAGAGGTATGGCCAGTGTCGAGGCACAGGTTGCCTGGCGGGGACAAGCAAGGTCTCTGGAGGGTATTTCCACCACCATACCATATAAGGGTTCCGTCAATAATATTATTGCTAATCTTGTGAAGAACATAAAGTCTGGTCTGTCTTATTCTGGAGCAAGAAGTATTTCCGAAATGCAGTCTGTGGCTGACTTTATTCAGCAATCTTCAGCAGGTCAATTAGAGAGCAGTACTCATATCTTGTCCAGATGAAAACGAAGATAATACAATTTAAAGAAGTTGATGACCAGCACGCTAGAATGATTGTTAGGTTGAGGTATGACAGATTAACTCAGGGAAACTTTTTCAGGGGATTAGTAAAGTTATATGTCGACAACGATTTGGAGATGGCTAAGATAGTGGAAAGAATAAAGATTGAAAAAAGCTCAATGGGAAAGAGAAAGAGAAAAGCCTCTGTGAAAGAAATAGAACAAGGGGAGGAAATTTTGCATGATTTAGGTTTGACAGAGAACGAGAAGAATTTTATATTTGATCTAATAGAGGAAGACTTTGAAGAAGAATAAAGAAAACATTGAAAAGAACGAACAAAACTATAGATACTGGATTGACTACCCAGAAGACGACAACTGTGCCCTTACTGCGATAGAGAAACATGGAGCCATGACTCTAGAGGAAGTGGCGAAAAGATTGCACATATCTTTGGTTAGGGTATCGCAAATCGAAAAGCAGGCTTTGAAGAAGCTTTCAAAGAGAATAAAAAAATGATTTTATAGTGTAAAAGCACTATTTATTTATGTATTTCACACCATTTTGTGTATAAAAGGAGATTTTTTAAATGAGTGACAAGAAATTACTTAACGAAAATACAGTCCGCCGATTTATGGCGTTGGCAAATACATCGCCCCTCACTGATAACTTCATTCAGGAGATGGGTTATGGAAAGATGAACAAGAGAGACGACGAAGAAGAGATTAACGAGACTGAAGAAGAGATCACTGAGCAGGAAGAAGAGATCACTGAGCAGGAAGAAGAGATCACTGAGCAGGAAGAAGAAGCCGCCGACGAAGAGGACATGGAACTCGACATGGACATGGACATGGACGAAGAGCCAGGTGACGCAGACATCAGCCTTACCGAGGAAGAGGCTCAGGTCCTTATTGAGCTTGGCGAGCGTCTGAAGGAAGCCATGGCTGCAGAGCCAGAGATGGAAGAGCCAGAGATGGAAGAGCCAGAGATGGACATGGGTGAGCCTGAGGAAGAGCCAGAGATGGACATGGGCGAGCCTGAGGAAGAAGAGGAGGAGGACCTTCTTGAAGACAGAGATGCTGTTGTTCAGGAGATTCTTCGCAGAGTAACAAAGCGTATTATTCGCGAGAAGATGAATAGCAAGTAAGGATCTTATTTTCACTCATTTGGATCCAAAACCCCAAAGACTAAAATCTTTGGGGTTTTTTTATATACATGCTAAAACATTTCTGTTATAATAGTTATAACAAGTGCTCACAATTTTCGGAGTGCATTTGTTATGAAAGAAAAAACAAGAGGGGTCTTCTGGAGGCAAGAAAACGAATATAGAATTCAGTTGTCTTTCCCCGTAGAAGAAGAAAAATATATTTTTGACATGTTTTCGGATTGGTCTAATGTCGCACAAGGTGTGGATACGACAAAGGATGAGGAAATATTAATTTTTAAGAAAGTTTTCTCATCAAATGATGAGTTTGTGGCTTTTATAGGCAGCTTAGACAACAATATTATTGTGAAAGAGATAAAATGAGCGATAAAAAGAAAGACAAAAAGAACAAAAACAAGAAAAAGAAAGCAGAAGAACTCCAACACATAGACTTGGAGCCAACGACACTAGACTCGATTGATGATAAAAAATTCGTTATTATCAACAATATCCAGCCACCCCAGGATGATACTCCAGAATTAAGAACGATAAGCCTTTATGGGGATATATCTGAGCCCCGAGGTGCAGATGTGGTTGCTGCTTTGTTGTATTTAGAGAGCAGCTCTCTTACACAGATTTTCGAGAATCCATCTGATCCAAAATCTCCAGTCTTGACCGTCGCAAGACCTATTCAGATGTACGTTTCAACTCATGGTGGAGTAGCATCTGATATGTTTTCTATCTTGGATGTTATGGACATGATAAAGGAAAGAACTTGCGACATAGAGACAATAGGAATAGGTAAGGTTATGTCTGCAGGTGTACCGATTCTGGCAGCAGGCACCCCAGGCCGTAGAAAGATTGGCAAGAACTGCAGGATCATGTTACATAACGTGCTCGCAGGAGCCGGCGGAACAATCTTCAATATGGAAAATGAGCTAGAAGAAATCAAGTGGGTTCAGGACAGCTACATAGAAACCTTGGCTGGATATACGAAGATGACCAAGACGAAGATCAAGAGAATGCTCAAGACTCAGAGAGATGTTTACATCTCTGCAGAGGAAGCAATTAAGTTGGGCATTGCTGACGAAATAATCTAATTATACCAAGGGGATAGATCATGACCTGGCACAAAGAATTTTTATCTGAGAACAACAAGAAACCATCGCTTTCAACTTTTGGAGACCTTTATGGTCTAATCGCAGAAGTCTATGAGGTAGAAAAAGACAAGCTTTTTAAGACCCACAAAAGCGAAATAGAGCTTCTTAGAGAGCAGTTTGTTAATGAGAGAAAAGAAGTCTCAATGACTTTGCAGGCAGTCCCAGAGATTGCAGTTTCGGAACTTGGATGGACGAACCTTACAGGTGAGGGAGACACAGCAGTCTCTGGCCCCGAAAGAAAGAAGCTAGAGCAGTTTCTTTCCAAAATCCAAGGTGACAGCTTCCAAACAAAAATTAACTCTTTGGCAAAGTTCTATGACGACCCCGACGCAGCAATGCAGGAAATGTTTCCAGAAGGTAGTTCATCAATGCCAAGACAAATCGCAGCGGCTCTTGGGTATTTAACCTTCTTCAAGACACTTACAAAAGTTATCTCAAACTTTAATGCTGCATCAGCAGGGTTTAACTTTGAAGCTTTCCTTGCTGTTCTTGTTTCTGGTTATCAGGTTAAAGCAAACACAGGAACCATTGCTGACTTTGTTTCAAGAGCAGATGGAACAAACACGCCTATCTCTCTAAAGCTTTATCAGGAAGGCAAACTGCACGTTGGTGGTTCATTTACCGATCTAGCGAACGATTTAGCAGAACAGAAGGAGGCTTTTGACCACCCATTCATGCGTTATCTTGCGGTAACAAAAGAGTTTGAAGGTGGCCAAAAAGAAGGTCTAGACATCAACGGAATACTTCGCTGGTATCAGTTTGACTTTACACTGGAAAACGTATTTGACATCCTCGCCCGCTCATCAGCAAAGTCTCAAAAGTGCATTCAGCTTCCTGTATCTTTCATGTCTGGCGAGACACCTGACTTTGCAGCAACTCTACCAGGTTCCGCTGTCCCTTCTCCAGAACAGCTTGAGAATGTATTTTTGAACGCTTTCAAGAAAGAAATTGCAGTGTATAATGAAACACAGGTTGCAAATGGAAATGAAATGGGCCAAGTAGATGAGGATCTATTTCGTATGATTACAGCAGCAATAAACTGGTCCACAGAAGACACCTACTTCGTATTTTACAGTCCCGATAAGGAGTATCTTGAAAAGCTAGAAAAGAAGGGAGAAGAGCCTCCAGAAGACTTTGAGCCAACCCCAGCTTATGTTTCTAGGGGCGACTCAAAAATGATGGGTCAAGACGCCAGAGGAGACGACGGCCGTAAAGGATGGAGTGCTTTGCAGAGTGTTATACTCGGTGCTTTAACGCAAGCACAAGCAGCGAACCATCCAGCCGTCCAAGGCCTTGATGCCAAGGCGTTAAAAACGAAGGCAAGGAATCTAGCTACTTGTGCAAAGAACGCTAACAATGGTGGAAAAGGAACAGCAGCAGGCGAAGACAGTGTTCTATCTGTTTATTCCAAATCCAAACTAAAAGATGAGCGTCTTGGGAAGCTGAAATCTGGTGGCGGACCATCTAATTTGTTTGCCTCAATTGAGGAATCATTAAAATGGTATAATGCCGAAGGTCGCTCCGACGAGGAGAGAAAAGCTGCACTAAAGCAATGTTATGGGTATCTTACAACCGAGCAGTTCAACCTAAACCAATCTGTCGTGGCAAAAGTCCACACCCTCACGAAACAAAGAACGTTACCAGAAGGGCAGACAGAGCCAAAGTTTGCAGAACTTCAAATAGGTATGCAGAATACACAAAACATGCTAAACAGAATGACTAGTCTTATTAACGATGCTATCTTCGGTATCTTCTTAAGCGTAAAGAACGTACAAGACAACACCTATTCTTACATGGCTGGCGGGATGCAAGACGAAGCTATGGCAGACGCAGCTATCGACGCTTCAAACGACATCATTCAAAGAACAACTGATCTCAAGCAGGCCAGTGAAGAATAAAACTAAAAAACCACTTGACTTTTTTTCAAATTACATTATAATAGTAGTATAACAAAGAGAGGTTACATGACTACTAAGTTAGAACACGGCCAGACCTTACGCAACAAGGTCTTAGAGGGAGTGAATACTCTGGCTGATTATGTTGCGACTACCCTTGGACCAAAGGGTCAAAATGTTCTTATCCACCAGAAAGATAAGATGCCATTCATCACAAAAGATGGAGTCACCGTTGCGGTGAATATGGATTTTGAAGACCCTCACATGAATGCTGGAGCCCAGATTGTCAAGCAGGTTTCTGCGATGACCAACTCTGAAGCAGGTGATGGGACTACTACTAGTACGATTCTAGCTAGAGAAATTCTCCGTCAGGCTAATAAGCACATTGAGGCCGGCGTCTCCCCTATCGAGATTAAGAGAGGCCTAGATAAATGCTGCGAAGTTGTCTGTGAAGGCATCTCGTCCTTGGCTACACCCGTATCCTCAATTGAGGACGTCAGACATGTAGCTACAATTTCTGCAAACAATGATGCAGTCATTGGGGACCTAGTTGCCACGGCAGTAGATAAGGTGGGTAAGAACGGCTCTATTTCAATCGAGGAAGCCAGGTCCCACGAGACAACCCTGGAACTGGTGGAGGGGTTTAAATTCAGCTCAGGATATGCTGCCAGGGCATTCGTTACTGATGAGCGACTTGGACTCGTCAAATACGATAACCCAATGTTCCTTATCACCGATAACAAGATTGAGCAAGTTGCAGATATCTTGCCTTCACTTGAAATTGCCGCCCGAGAGGGCAGGCCATTCGTCATTGTTGCCGAAGAGATCGAAGGTCAGGCCTTAGCAGCTTTGATTATGAATACGATCAGAGGTTCTATGAAAGTTGCAGCCGTTAAGGCTCCAAGTTATGGCGAAGATAGAAGAGGCATTATGAGTGATCTTGCTACAGCAACTGGAGCCACTTTCTTACAACAGACTATGGGACATAAGTTATCTGATGTGTCTTTGTCTGATTTTGGCACGTCTCGCTCTATCGAGATCAGTAAGTCTAGAACTACTGTAGTTGATGGTGAGGGAGATTATGACTTGGTAGAATCTAGAATAGAGGAGATCAAAAATGAAATTGAAGACACTGAGGACCTTCATGCTGCAGCCCGCCTTCAGGACAGAATCACACGTCTCTCTTCTGGCGTTGGTATTATTCGTGTTGGTGCAAACTCTGAAGTAGAGTTGGTTGAGAAGAAGCACAGAATCGAAGATGCTCTGGAAGCCGTTAATAGTGCCCAGCAAGAGGGGATTGTTCTCGGAGGTGGTATGACCCTACTGAAGGTTTCAGAAGCCTTAGACGTGGAGTTTGATAACGAAGAACAGGAAACTGCACTCACCATTATCAGAAAAGCGCTACAATCACCATTTAACACCATGGCTGTCAACGCAGGACACAACCCAGAGGTGCTTAGACTAACCCTTGGTGCCTGCGGCGAAAAAGAGGGTTTCAATTTTCTTACAAACAAAAAAGAAGACCTCTTCCAGTCAGGAGTCATTGATCCAGCGAAAGTTACTAGATGCGCTGTAAAGAATGCTATTTCAGTTGCTAGTACTCTTTTATTGACTAATCACAGTATTGTCCACTAGAGAATACTACTTACAAGAGTAGTATAAACATGTGGAGGGCTGCGCTATGAATGAAGAAAATAGACTTTGTATGTTGGAAATGCAAGGAAAGCTTGACAAGGTTTGTAATGGTATTGATGTTTTGAGAGATAAACAAGAAGAGATGTCAGAAGACATCGCTAAAATAAAAGAAGCAGTCTATAATCCCGATCAAGGCCTGTATGCAAGGCTGAGAGAGTTGGAGACCTGGAAAACAACATCCTCTAAGATGATTTGGACACTTTTCACCAGTGTTGTGGGTCTTATTTGTGCCTTTGTGTTGAAAACGTTAGAGTAGTGAGAGTAAAATGCTTATAAAAATAAAGAGATTAATGATAGAGAACAATGGCTATAAAAGAGATATATACTGCAAAAGTATGTATGTTAACAGTTCCAATATAGTTTCGATCACTGATTATGATGGAGCGCAGAATTTTTTGCTTCTAGAGAAATCCGAGTTTTCGAGTGCTGAGTTCTCTCTCTTGAAAATTAACCATGGCAGCAAAATCGAAGAAGTCATAGCTGTAGGTACAGCTGATCATATCTATTCAGCGATAAATGATGCTTCTGCAAAGACAAGGCTCTTAAATGGCTAACGATATTAGGTACTTAATCTTTGGAAGGTCGAGTTGTACCTTCTGTGCCCTTGCTGTAGATTATTGTAAAAGTATGCCCTTGGAATATGTTTTTTGCGACTATGAAACCCGACAGCATATCTTGGAGGACTATAAAAAGTTTTATGATCAGGAAACGGTTCCGATTATACTTGAAAACAACAAGGCCACAGGCTATACTAGAAAAGTAGGTGGATATTCAGAACTAATAGTTGAAACAAAGAAAGAGGAGTAAGAAATGGACAAGTCGTCCAAAAGTGATGCACTTAAAGTTAAGGTCTCTACGTTAAAGGCGATAAACGAGCCCGTTTCTTCCTACCTTCAAAGAGCAGACTCCCTCTTAAAAGATCATTACAGCGGCCTCTTTGAACTAAAGGGGGACCTTCTTATCTCGTTGTTAGAGATGAGATTATCAGCTCAGATCCTCAACGAACGCATAAGCGAACTAGAAGAACAGTCGATTGAGGCAGACGTATCTGAGGTACACTTATCGGCACAGGAAATACAATTGATTGCGACGTTAGCCCACAGCTTAGAAATGGCTGTTATTTCTAATATTGGCAACGTTTCCTTAAGAGTACACTGATGAAGCTCTGGCTAGGTATTGCAATATTTTTTTTAGGTCAAATTTTTGGCTGGTATCAACTTAACTTACAGAAAATGTCAGAATGGTGGAAAGACAAGCCGATATTATCTGCCATAGCTATAGGAATCCCCGCTAGTATATCCTTCTGGTACGCATGGAAGCTTGTAAGCGAAGCGACTGGTTCTGTTTGGTCTGCTCGTTTTATCGGCTCTTGCACTGGATTTGTGATATTTCCAATATTGACCTATTATTTGCTGGGAGAGTCAATGTTCACAACCAAAACCATGCTCTGTTTGTTTCTTTCTATGTTGATTATAGCAATACAGATTTTTTATTGAACGGTCCTTTACAAGTTACTATTTAGAATATAAAGGTGTTTTTTATGAAATTTCAGAAAAAATGGAGAAGCTTTCTTCTCGAGCAGAGATATCCTGACCTAATCGTAGAGGCGAAGGTTAAGGATATCAAAAAAAAGTATCCCTTACTTGATGAGGGCGGATGGATAAACTATGCCCGCCGACAAATAGAAAACTCCCTCGGGCCTAGGGGTGTTTCAAAGTATTTGCTCTGGTTTGCCAGAGAGATGAAAAACAAATATGAAGAGGATATGGGCAATCCACCATGGTGGCCTCATCGAACAGCGAACAGCCCAGCTGTCCTTGCAGTGGCTGATGACTTTCTTACTTTGATATCCGAGTTTGAAAAAAACCAACAAAGAATGAAAGAAAAAGATATCTACAAATTTGATGAAAGCAGTCTCAGGTCTGCTCTAGATGAGTTGCCTGAAACCCAGGCAAAAAAGAGAGAGAGAAAGAAAGAGCAGGCTATGGAGGGTTCTGAAATCGTATATGACGACGATGATGTCTTTGCGGTTCGACCAAAAACAAAAGAAGCTTCTTGTTTTTATGGAAGAAATACAAGGTGGTGCATTTCCGCAGAGAAATCTAGAAACTATTTTGATCAATATACATCAGACGGAAAGGGTTTCGTAATGATGAGGTTCGACAATATAGAGGATAATCTACCATTACATAAGATTGCTGTTGTTTATGATAGTGATGGTGAGTATGAAGAGTTTTTCGACGCTAGAGATGACGAAATCGGCTACGAAGCTTTCATTAATGCCGTCTCCCTTAATCACAAAAGAACTGGTCAAAACCCCATTGATGATTTGGACGATGAAGAACGAGAAGAGGTTGAGGAATTTGCAGATGAGCTTTTGCTTGCAGGATCAGAAAACATACTCACCGATCCACCAGATGTAACGTCAGGCTGGGAAGCTAGGATCAATGAGCTTAACGAAGAATATCATTCTAAGATTCAGCATGGTTACTATGACGCGGAAGTGGGTGATTATGGCGACGGTGCCTATGTCATGATGTCCGGCGGATTCGACGTAGAACTGGACAACAGTATCTTTGAAGAAGGAGAAGTACCATTACCAGACGACTACAGAGAAATAGCTATGCTAGCTAGTAGAATATCTGACAGGGTCTACGAAGCAGGGATTTTCGGATTAGAAGACGTAGAGATCGAAGATTATTCCGGAGTCACCCGGTTCAGTTTCAGGGTCAGCGCTGATGAAGCAGAACCTAATCCAGATGGGTATGAATATTTTCTTGACAAGATGGCAGAAATAGATTCAGAACACGCTACTCTTCGAAGAGTGGTTTTGAAGTTTCTTATGGATGGAGAGTTTATTCCGGATAGCGCGTTTGATGCTTTTAGTGACAGCTTGGAGATAGCTGAGCCAAAGCTAAACAACCTTAAGATTGTTAAGTTTGACACAGTGGGTGAAGAGGAAATAAGGTTTGAGAGTAAGGTCAGCTTTCCGGTCACCGGGATGCCTCCAAGACTAGTATACGCCTTCGGTGAAAAAGTCCCCTCAGGGTATGCGTCAACAGAACTAAAACAAAGAGTGGACTCAAAGCTACAATCTTTAAATAGAGAGATTCAGGACTACGCAGCAAAGCAGCTAGTTCTCCCAATCAAGGGCCTGGCCCAAAAGAAAATTCAAGATTTAAGTATACCAGAAACCTTGTCGGTATATATATTGGATGTGCTCCAGCCTTCCACTGAATGGCTTCAGGGTAAGATTAGGCTCTCTCTGGAGAACCCGGAAGCAGATCAGCAGGAGATCGATGTAGTACTAAATATTGTTGAGTTTATCGATCAAAATTATGAAAAGGTCATTAATGCAGTAGCGGAAGCAGCATCGGAGATAGCTTCGGAGGTGCTCCAAGCCAAGCGAGACTTTGTTGAAGGTTTACCAGATATAGCAAGACAGACAATTGCCATGGCAAGAGAAGCGCTCACTGATCCGTCATTCGGGGGTGATACCCGCGCCCTTAAATCTACCCTTGACCGCCTTGACCGTCCTGAGGGCGATCATTCAGGGCAAGTTTCTATTTCTTCTAGATTTTGGAAATCGAAAAAGCTTGGCACCGAAAACGACCTATACCAAGAGTTAGCCCGTTATGTATTGGTTCCTTTGTGGATGTACCTCCAGCGCGGCGGAGTGATCCCACAAGAAAAGGAGATTCCCTTTACCGAGGACGACTTTTTTGTTTCTGAGGGACAGGCCCACGGCCATGGTTTAGGGAATATTGATATAGCTGAAGAGATTGACGCCTTCTTAGGAAAAGGAAGAGTAACAGAAAACAGCTTTTTTAGTGAAGTGGAGAGCGCGATTTTTGAAGAAAAGGGCCGTTCCCGCCAAAGGGGTATCTACAAGTTCTATTGTATGTTGTCCTATAGCTTGACCACAGAATCCGATCGCGTCCGAGGCCTTGATGATATCTTGGCCGATCTGCGAGCCCTCGAGAATGTAACGATAGTTACGGTGGTTGTAAAGAACCAGAAAATTTCAGAGGGGGCTTACATTGCTGGCCTATCGATTAAGTTTATTCCTTCGACACCCGGCACCTTTCGTTCCCCGGAAGATGTCAAGGCTAGGATACTAAGAGACACCAAGAAGTTACAAAACGTGAAATCTGTCTTCAAGGTCTCTGCAGGTCTTGAAAGGCTAGAATAGTGAAAACCCCAGATGATTTTCGCAGAGAAGATGTTAGAGAAATGTTTGTCTCCCGCTTGGGTGACGATATCATAAAGCTGAATCCAGTGGCTATTAGCATTCAGGAAAGCTTGGAAAGTCAGACATCTGTTGATTTTTCTTTTGATTTTTCAGAGTCCAATAACGTTGTTCGTCATTCGTTTGATGGTGTCGTCGCTCACGGTTTCGTCGATGCTATTTTTACCACTTGTCACCATCTTTTTTTGAAAGACTACGTATCTCTTCAAAATTTGAAATTGGTAGATTTGATCGTTAAGCCTATTTTTTCCATGTCCCGCTCTCAATCTGGGTCCGATGCAAAGACAGATGTTATCTTTCGTCTAGAAGTGAAAAAGCATGGCGTGTCAGATTTCACCTCTCGTTCACGATCTATTGTGTTTTCTAGCTTTTCAGCAATGTTGGATGCCTTTCAGTTTTATATGAACTGTGAAAAAGCATTCAGAAAACTGCAGTTTGTGCTGAAGGATGCTGAGGATAGAAGAAGGGGCGACGTCGCGCAGTCTTGTGTTAGTGATCTTTGTTTACTGGCATCGGTAAATATGTATGATTGTGTGAAGAGGAAAATGAGTACGTGAATTTTACTAGAATAGTGGTCGTTATGTGGATAGTCTCCTTAATTACTTTAGGAGTATTATCTTACTATGCACAAAAAGACATCGATCGTCAGAGGGCTGAAAGTGGGAGATCTTGTATACCATCTTCTTCACGGCAAGAAGTGGATAGGGGTTCTTCTGGAGATAATAGATGTCCACGAACTCAGCGACGGGAGAACAAACCACAGGGAGCTGGGACTAGTAAAGATGCAACCCGGCACTAAGTACGAAAGATTTTTTATGAATATGGTTTCTAGTCAAAATAGGATTACCGATTCAATGGGTATGGTTTCGACCAATTGGCTTTTCAAGCTGGAAGAAAGAAAGGAATAGACTTGCAAGGTTACAAGATAAGAAAAGGCGATCTCATCATCGCAGGTGAAAACAACGGTCTAGTTGTTAAGGTTACACCAAAATACATATACTACATAATGGAGGGCTACGAGGGCCGCCTAAAGAAAGAGAATCTTTGGAGCGCCGTCGATACCAACTCAAAGGTCTTCATAAGCTATAGTACGTCAAAAAGAAGGAGAATGCAAAGAAAAATGAGAACTCTTGATCTTCACGGGACAAGACATCAGGACGCAGAAGAAAAAATAAAAAAGTTCTTAAATTTTATTGAGCTTCCCTGTAAGATAATAACAGGCACTTCTGACAAGATGAGAGGTATTGCTACTATGGTTGTGGAAGAATATGGCTGGTCATGCCACCACGAAAGCGAGCACAACTTGGGAGCACTAATAGTAGTAGAAAAGGATTATGCTTAAAAAGACTTTGTTCGCTATTTTCTTGGTCGCCTGTAGTTATCAGGTAGCAATGGAAGACCCAGATCCCACCACTCCGACCCCGACCCCGACTCCGATCACGACAGATGTATTAGATGCATTAGTGCGATCTAATGAAATATGGATCTGTCACAACCCAGAATCAAGAGAGCATGGAAAACTATGCACACCACAATGTTACGGTGACACGAAAGACAATAGCAAATATTGTTGGATCCTTCGGCCTGAAGATTGCGACACAATCGAATTCGCCTGGCAAAGAGAAAACTGTCACTTTTTTGATTGACAAATCCCGAAAGATACGATAATATATAAAAACAATGTGAAACACATTTGCTTAACAATAAAGGAGAAAACATGAGCGATGTAAATAACATTCCTGGGAATGACGATACTATTGTAACTTTAACCTATGAGGACCGACACGAAGGTTGGCATTCGACTGGCGAATTGGAGAGCGACGCAGTTCAGGAAACTGTTACAGCAGACCATGTAGCATCAGTTATTACTGATTATACATTAGCAGCCACGGTTGGTTGGACAAACAGCAATGCTCTTGATGAGTTGAGAGACCAAGACCTTCTTGAAGATTATGAGAGAGGTGATTTTGATTTTGAGACTTATGTCACAGAGCAAATCAAGGAGAACTTTTGGGAACTTGACTCTCTCATTGAAACCAGCATCGAGCAGTACGACCACAAGCGTGGAGTTTGCACTGTGTCCTCAACGCTCAAAACAACCTTGGGTCAACTGAAGGAGTCACCAAGTTCTGCTTCTGGCTGGACTGCTAGTGTTGAGCATAACGGTGGAACCTTTTCGGTGGTGCTGTAAATGAAATCACCTGAACTCAAAATATTTACTGGACCAATGTTTGGCGGTAAAACTACCAGAATGCTTGCGGCACTGGAAAGATACCGATACCAAAACAAGAGCACTATCTTGTTCAAACCAAAAATGGACAACAGATATTCTGATAGTAAGGTGGTTACACACAAAGGACAGGAGCACACTTCTGTACTGGTGAGAACAGGTGCAGAAATGTTTGAAAGAGCAACAGAGCATGACGTTGTGGCCGTGGATGAAATGTTTATGATCCCAGGGTCAGCCCGCGCTTGCTTTGACCTCTATAGGCAAGGGAAGACCATTCTAATATCTACTCTACAATTGTCCTCCCAGCCTACGGGCTATACCGCATTTGAAGAGGTTAAGGGTATTATGCCTTGGGCAACTAGTATAGAGGTGTGCCCTGCTGTGTGTGCTAAGTGTGATAGGGATGCTTATTACACAGAGCGTCTTTGCAAAGAAGAAAAAGAAGTATTGGTTGGAGGAGCAGAGGCTTACCAGCCAGTTTGCTATAAACATTCATTGGTAAGAGATTAAGATAATGGCAGCGAAACATCTTTCAGACAGAGGTAACTGGCAACTTGGTGCCCGAATCATTGGGGACACAGGCGAGGAAGCGATCGTCACCGCTTTGGCAAAACACCTGCCAGATTATTATGAGGTGACTCTCAAGCCGAAAAAACTTGAGATTTATGGCTCCCGAAGGGGAGTTGTCTTAGACGCCATGATCACCAATCGCCAGTCTGGCAAGAAGATCTTCATCGAAAAGAAGACAGGCAATAACGGAGGAAACGCTCACGAAAGGGTATATAAGTTTTTGTCCAAACCCCTTCAGAAGAAAGTTTCAAGGGAGTATGGTACTGTTCCAAAGCCATTCTTCTTTATTTTTTCGGGAAAGACCTTTCAGAAAGAAAAATACATTAATGAGTTTTCTCTCTTGCTAGAAGAAGAGAACTATGCTATTATGAAGGAAGACTTTGGCAACATCGAGGAAGTTGCCCAACAAATTATGGATATTGTATGACACCTCTTTTTATGTGGGCTGGTGGCAAGACCAAGCTCTTAGAACATTATGCACCTTTTCTTCCTGAAAGTTTTGACTCTTATCATGAGCCTTTTTTTGGTGGAGGTGCAATGTTTACCTGGGCATATGAAAAGAACCCAGATGCCAATTTCTTTATCAATGATATTAACGAACACATCATTGGCATCTATCAGGCCATTCGAGATGATTTGCCTACCTTCACGGCAACGATGGATAGATTGTCATCAAAATATTTGGACCTTGATCCCCCAAAGCAAAAATCAAAGAAAGATAACAAGACCGTTTGGGTTGATCATCCAACAGGTGCAAAAGATGTAGATCTCGAGAAGAAGTTTAAACTAAAGGGAAACAAGTACGATTGGCACAAGATTTACAAGGAGAAAGAAACAAGAAGAAGTTTCTTCTTTAAGATTCGTCAGTCTTATCAGGAAAGCTATCAAAACTGGCATCCATCGTTTGAAGCAGGAGTCCTTTATTTCCTAATGAAAACAGCCTTTAACGGCGTTTGGCAGCTTGGCAAGGGTCATGGTCGCTTTAACACCCCTTGTGGCCTTATGCGGCAAACAGACACGGTTTATGACAAAGAAAACGTACAAAAGTGGCACGAAGCACTCCAAAAGTGTACTATTACTTCATGTGATTTTGCCGATACGCTCCAGTCCATCGGGAAAGGTTCCTTTGTCTTCTTAGACCCTCCTTATCGGTCAGCCTCGGAAGAAGAGAGGACCTTTGCTGATTATGGGACCAACTTGGATGATATTTTCCAAGAAAAAGTCCTTGACTTCTTTCACCATTCATACAATAGTGGATCATACTCTTTATTATCGAATCGCGATTGGGGAGATGGCTTTTTTGAAAACAGAAATAAAGGTTGCAAAATAGAATACTTTGATGTAACCTATACTGTAGGTAGAAAAAAGAAAGAAGCAGATGATTCTCATTCTGCTAAAGCAGCGAGAGAGATACTAATGATAGGGGGCGAAAGATAATGAGACTAGAAAATATAATTCTCGAATATCTTGAAAGAGTCAAAGAATCTCAGATAAACTTGGCCTCACAGCGCGCCAGAGAACATTTATCTCTGGCCCTCGCGGAGACAATCAGGAAAGAGGTTAAAAAGAGACTTCAGGATCCTGATTGACTAGACTGAAGCAATATTGAAGACTCTAAACTATTTAAATGTATGGAGTTTAAAAAAGGCGATAAAGTTAAGGTACTAGATTTTCCTTTTGGTCGACCCCTAAAAGTAGAGGGTGTTGTCATTGGGCATGTAGGTAAAGACCACTACAATGTGCGTGTTGAGACTGGTATGCTCAAGGGAGATATCGTCAAATATAAATACTGGAGACTCTTTCCCCTAGACGAGTCTCAAGAAATACTTGACGAGACCGAAGAAACGCTTGACGAGACCGAAGAAATATAGTACTATCATTAAAGAAAGTAAAGTGGTGACCAATGACCTTTAATAAGAAGTGTTTTTACATAAACACACCAAGTGGAGACTCTATTCTTGCAGAATTATTTCAAGAAGGTAAAACTGTAACCATATTGCTGGGTGAAAACCAGCGTATTGACCTCGATGCAGATTCGGCATTTGAATTGGCTGATTCTTTAATAATACTAGCGAATGAGATGGAAGGACCTGATTATGGGTAACAAGAGGAAGGGCCATGGCTACTACTGGCAACTTGAAGAGTGCCCAAGCCAAAAGAGTGGCATGGAACGCTCCGTTAGGGGTTTTACGGTAGATTTTTTAGACAGCAAAAGCCTCAAACAAGCAAGCAATTCATATGAAAAGGTCTTCATCCTGATCAGGGAGACCCTAGAGAAGAATAATGCTGCATGTTGTGATGATTACGAGGACAGATTGAACCTCTGTCAAGAAATTTCAGATATTTTAAAGGAAAATCGACTTATCTCAAGGGACGGTGAATGAAAAGAGGAGAAGAAGTCAAGATCTTGATAGACTATGACCTTTTTGATCTCAATATAAAAGACGAGATCGGAATATATATCCAAACGACACCATCTAGTCAAAAACATCTTATCTATATTCCAACCAATGGCGAGTGGGCAGAATTAGAAGAGGATAATTTAGAAAGAGTACAAGAGGGATATGTTTCCGAAGAGAATCAGGACTTTGTTAATCGTATACACACCATGCGGATTACTTTTGAAACGCCCTGATTGAAAGCATGAAGAAGGAAGATCTCAAAGTAAATGCAATATTTTATTCCACTAGATTTAAGTGCATGGGTAAATGTTTCGCTGTTATGGACTTCATGGCATACATGGTATTTCTAGACAGAAATGTCCCATCTGGATGGTACCACTGCTCTGAGCTTACTGAAGATTTTACAGACATCAAAGATATATCTTGACTTTCTCGAGAATATTTCATATAATCATATTATAAAACAGTTTTTTGGAGATTTTATAAAATGGGTTGGCACAAATGGGGTAACCAGAAAGATGAAAAGTGGAATGTCATTGAGTACAATCTAACAGAGGTGAGTGACCTTATCATTCGCAGTTTGGAGTATGCAACTGACAGAGAAGTCAACTTCATGAAATCTTGTCAGTATCATCTCTCTGAAAAAGAGCAACTTTCTTTTTCTCAAAATAGGTGGTTAAAAACTCTCATGGAAAAGTATAGTGATGAAGGAATCAAGCTAGAGAGAGATTGGAGAAAATGCTTTGACAAAGAGAGAAGAAAGATTGCATATCGAGTAGCACAGTACTACCAATACAATCCTCCGTACTATAAGGAGATTGTGAAAAGAGTTCTGTCAAATCCAGATGATTTTGTGCTATCTAGAGCAGAGTGGAAGAGTTTCTGCGAAAACAAATATGCCTTAAAGATCACAAAGTTATATGATACAGCATTGAAATTTCATAAATCTGATTGCATTCAGATTCGGGCAAACAACAAGATCCCTTTGGCAAATCGTGGTATCACTCGAATGCGTCCACCACGGCCAAATCATGTTGGTTTCATCTTGGAGACGGATGCCCTTCCAATTACTCGCTCTGCAAAAGGAGCAAGAATTTACAAGATACTACTTACTGGTGAGGTGTCACCAATATATGCCCATGAGTCTGATCTAAAGAGAAAAAGATGAACAATAAGATAAGACATATCTCTTTTCTTTTTCATGGAGAGAGAAGGATAAGTAAGCCAAACAGTCGAGGATTGTTTCCGCTAAAAATCCCTGGCAGTCACAGGTCTGCGACAAGCACAAAATATTTTACGGCTATGAGGTTTGTTGAGCACCCCTTGGTAAAGAACGCAGACCCTGTGTTAACGCTCGGCAATGGAGATAAACTTAGAGTTTATGTTGGCGGCGCCGGAGACTGGCCAGTGATCGAGGCCCAAGGAGTGATGGATGCGCACGATGAAGCATTTAGTGGAACTCGCCTTGTTCGTAAGAAGCCTGAAAAGGACCTCCAAAAAGACTTGAATCCATCGGACTACGCAGATCTAGATTTATTCAAAGATTGGAACGACTGGTGAATGTTGGGGATTTAGTTTTCATAAAACCTGGAAGAGGCAATAACAGTCATTATCCGTTTGACCGCACCCGCGCTACAAAGGGGGTGATATTCTCGCAAATAGATAAGGATTGGTTCCGCGTATACGCTACTTGGGGAGAGAGAACCAAGATTGCAGACTATCCTAGGTGGATGTTGGAGGTTGTAAGTGGAAGTCGGTGATCTCTTATATTTCACCCCGTTCTACTATAACCCTGATGGTTCGGTAACACCACTAAAGTCATTACCTATCAAAAGTCTTGAGATTGGAATTGTGGTTGAGGTAGAAGAGTCTAGTATGAAAGTGTTTTGGTTTAAGGATGGTTATTTCTCAAAAGAAGGCTTACCAGGGACTCCGTATTTTGACGATGAAAGAATCGGCCTCCTAAAAAACCTTATCCAAGATAAGACTAAAGAAAATACTTGACATCATCTCTGCGACTTGATATCATATAAATATAAAGAATAGAGGCTTACTTGAGATCTCAAAGCATGACTAGACTTGAAAAGATGGCTTTGTTCGCTGTGTTTCTATCTTTGGTACTGTCTGTGAAGAATTGTATTGAAGACTCGAGAATAGAGGAAGTCAGCTATGAGAACGATAGGCTTCTAGAGTATGGAACTAAACTAGAAGAAGAAAACCAACGTTTAAGAGCGATCATTCGTCAAAAGGAGAGAAAATGCTCAGAGCAATAGCGTGGCTTATGGCTGGTATCTTTGCATACCGTTCTTCAAAAGAGGCCAAGGACCCTGGAGAGGTCATTTGGGCAGCTGCCAAAGGTGGTTGTCTTGGTGTGTTTCTTTATTTTACTTTAGGGATAATGCTGGTGATTGCCTGCTTTCTTATTGAAATGAGCTATAAGTAAATGATTTATCATCTCGAGTACAGAATCGACAATGGCAGAAAGCAGCATATTTATGCTCTTAGGAAGATTTGTGAGAAGAGAAAGAAACAGCTCGAAAAAGAGCATGGAGATAAAATTAGGTTTTCTCGCATAAAAATTGCTTGACACATAGAAAAAAGCTTGATATCATAGAGAAAAGATAGCGTTAGGAGCACTGGCGCAATTGGCAGCGCATCGGACTTTTAATCCGCTGGTTCTGGGTTCGAGTCCCAGGTGCTCCACATTTTTATTTGGCTGGGTGGTGGAACTGGTATACACAGCAGACTTAAAATCTGCCGGTCCTAGACCTTGCGGGTTCGAGTCCCGCCCTAGCTACCAAAACGAAAAAAGGAGGAGCTTATGCTCTCGAATAGAGATATTGAGAAATTGTTCGACCAATGGAATCCAAATAAGATCAAAGCAGGTGACCGAGTTAGGGTAAAAATGTCTGGCTATTCGTATGTTGCCCGCGTCGTCGGATTGGACTTGGATATGAAAAATAAGAAGGTTTATGCAAACCTGAAGCTAATCGACAACACGAAGAAGAACCCTTCTCGAGTCGACGCGACAGACTGTTTTTTGGCCTCGGAAACGATGTACCCTGGTCATCATGTATCGGGGTCGTAATCATGAAGCAATTTGAGGTTGTCTTGAAAAGAGAAGAAACTGTGCAAAGGTTCTTCTGGGAAAAAGTAGTTTTCTCAGAGGCAGTAGTACAGGCGAATGTCCAAAGGGCTATTATGGGCTCTGATTGGAGAATCGTCTCAATATCGGAGATTTAAGGTCATGAACATAAACAACGTTAGGCGTATAGCAAGGCATTTAATACAATTTCCTCCACCAGAACGAACAAAAATCTTGACTTCTATTCCGGGACGTGATAGGATTAAAGTAATTGAAGAGTTCAAGAGGATAATGGATGATTCGCCAAAAGATCGTTGATGCTATTTGCGTTGCAACTGGCATTGTTTTAGTAGCAGCTGTTATCGCTGCGCCATATATTGTGAGAAAAGAGAAGTAAAATGGGATTTATTGGAAGCGTTATTACGATTGCTGTAGGCCTTTGGGTTGGCCAAGTACTTATTGACTGGTGGAGGAATCCATAACAATGTTTTTGGATACTCATGAGGGCGGAAGTGTTTCTCTTGCAAGAGAAGATTTTGCAAATATGACGAGCGATGAACTTCATTGCCACTTGGAGCTTCGAGGTTTCTTGGTCCAAGGCAATGAACCAAGGATTGCACTTCAGGAAACAGCAGAGCAAGATTTTGACAACGAATACACTGCTTGGTAAAAAAAGTATTTTTTTCCTTGACAATGTTTGAAATGTTGCTATACTTAGAAAGTACACTGTTAACCGCCGCAAGGGATTAACGAGTACGATATTGCAACTTGCTTAAATAAGGAGGAAACAAACATGAATGCAATTGCCACATATAGGCCTGGTTTGTTAGGCCACAAAGTTATCAACGAGGTTTTTGATAACTTCTTCAGTGACTTCCCTAGTCACTTGAAGGCATCCACACAGGGTTATCCCGTTGCCGACATCTATCGAGACGACGATGGCTCTACGGTATTAGAATTTGCTTTAGCTGGCTTCACTCGAGAAGAGTTAGATATTAACGTCCAGCCAGGAAAGCGGACTATTACCATTACCGGTACAGTGAACGAGAACAATGAAAAAAGGTCTCGTATTGCTCGCCGGAACTTCACCAGAACATATGTCAATTACGATGACAATCTTGACTTGACACAAGCGGAAGCAACGTTTGAGAATGGTCTTTTGAGCATTAGGGTTCCGACCCGTCCAGAGGCCAATCCTTTGGTGATTGACATCAAGTAACACACCATGGTGATTCGGGATTCTTGCGGACCCGAATCGCCGCCATTTTTTTCTTGACATATAGCACATATCCTGCTATTATCATAATATAAACAACAAAGAGGGCTACAGTGTTTAAGCTCGGGCAACTTATTCAACAAAGAACAAAAAACAACACAGTAAGGTATGGTTATGTTTTAGGCGAGCACAAGACTAAGCAGGGTATCTGGCGTGTTATGATGACTAGAGAAGGAACAGATAGCCTTTTTTATGAAGAGATTTTAGGGGAACATCTGCAGACTATGGAGAAAGAAAAGTGTTGAATCTATCGACTTTTGCCAGTGCCCGGCGCATCGCGCGCATGTGGGTTGATAAGAGTGACGAGAAAAAAGAAGAACTGCTTAACCTTTTGTCGAGACCTTGGAGAAAGAAGGTTGTTTCTATTATGGAAGAAATCAAGGAGAGTAGAAATGAGAACACTTGATGTTGAAATGATTGTTCGGATACTTAACCAAAAGTTTGCCGAAAATTGGGATAATCCAGACAAAGCAGAAGTCTTGACAGAAGTTCTAAATGATGTTAAGATGTATTTACTACCAACAGATAACAAGGAGATTCACTAATGAAAGCCACTTGTATTGATTGTTTTGAAGAGTATGCTCCAGCGCGCCAGGCCTTGGGTTATCGAACTTGCTTGGATTGTGGAAGCACTCGAGCCATGCGTGAGGCGTCCAGACGAGCCAAGTGTTCAGCACCCGCTTACAATAAGGGTGCCTACCAGTACGTTGGCACAGTGCAGGCAGCAAAAGGCATCGGCCGATGAAGGTTGGAGACTTGGTAGAATTGTCTTCATACGGTAAGAAGGTAAAAAGAACATCTTGGATTAGAGATGGGGATATTGGAATAATCTCTAAAATCAAGGGTCCAACTTGTGGGTGGTACTATTATGAAGTGTTGTGGAACAATAGCAATTTTAGTAACCGTCGAATGGCAGGATTTAGAACCAATCTAGCAGACCACGATGTGTGGTTGGACCGGCGTGATTTAAAGTTCGCTAAAATGAGGGGGCACAAAAAATGAAAGTCGGTGACTTGGTTGAGGTACCATTTGCCAATGATTCTGGTTCATTGCTGGGCTTAGTCAAGCAGTTGTACCGCCCAACAGGTACCAATAGAGAGGTAGAGGTTCTTGTGTTGTTTAGGGACTCCAAGGAACATTGGTTTTATGAGGACGAGGTATCAATAATCAATGAAGGTCGGTGATTTGGTTTCATACACGGGAAGCTGGAACTATCCAGGCATTGTCCTTTGGGTAGAACCACAGGGTTGGGCAATGAAAGTTTTTCACGATGGTCAGGTTAAGTGGTTCATGACACAAGGGTGTGAGGTTATCAGTGAAAGTCGGTGATTTGATAATAGACAAACGATGGCCCGAAGACTCACCAGGACTTATTGTTAGTATCGGTGATTTAAGGACGAAGGAACCGTACAAGGTTCTTTGTAGTTATTCCACAAAACCGATTTCTTTTTCTAAGAAATATATCCAAGAAGAATGTGAGGTTATCAATGAAAGTCGGTGACTTGGTGCGAGACAAAAGGTTGACATTTACTTCTAAATGGAGTATAATTGTATTATGGAGTGAGGCGGTATTACGCAGGGTTCTACTGAGACGATACACAACCCGGTTCAAGGAATAAGAGTCTAACAAAGGAATACTTGAACACCTGTGGGTTTAAACCCCACCACTCTATTGTATAATGAAGATACCCTGATTGTAAGGATGAAGCGGGAGAGGGATAAACTCCATGATTGCTAATCTGCGGGTGGGACTGGAAACAGTCAGTTAGGTGGGTTGGTTGCCTAACACCTTTTTAGGGAGAATAAAGAATGAAACAATGTCAGTTCATAAGAACTAACAATGAAGCAGGTTCTATTTTTGTTCCTATGCCCAACTCTTGGGAACGGCATCAGTGGCTGAAAGGTTATTTTGGAAAAGAGTGTTCTGTTGCTGGAAAAGAGTTGTGGAACACCCTCACCAATAAATACGAAGTTATGGTTCTTACTGAAGAGAACGGAATATTTCGTGAGGAAAACAAAGAGTGAAAGTAGGTGACTTGGTAAGAGCAAAGCACAAATACTCTAACAACGAAGTAGGGATTGGGATAGTGCTTGAAGTAGAGCGAGGGTTTTATGGTAAGTCATACAGTGGTCACCTAGATGACCGCCTGACTATTCATTGGGCACATGGAGAGACGACTCAAGAGCCTTGCACGTATGTTGAGAAACTTGCGGTGAAAAAAGAATGAACAACATTGAGATTCTATATCAAGAATGCAAAGTGTGTGGAAAAACATTCAAACTTCCAACTCGTAAAGAACTGGAAAAATCAATCTTGTTCAAAGCCAGCGAGGT